TGATTTATTCTTTGTATTTGATTTATTCTTTGTATTTGATTTATTCTTTGTATTTGATTTATTCTTTGTATTTGATTTATTCTTTGTATTTGATTTATTCTTTGTATTTGATTTATTCTTTGTATTTGATTTATTCTTTGTATTTTTTATCCAAAAAACAAGAAATAAAAAATCGTATTATATAATAATATTGTATTATTGTATAATGTCCGTTATTACCCCCCCTACATTAAATAGTTATGTTGCGGGCGCAAATTCACCACAATCAAATGCATTTATAACTGGTCAAAATGCTGGTGTAAAATTAAATGGATTAAATAATACGACGGGTGGCGGCAGAAAAAGTAGAAAACAGTATGGTGGAAATGTAACTGTTCCTATACTACAAACTGCCTATGCGCCAGTAAGTAGCCAATCTACCGGATCATCACAAGTACAATTGGCTAAAGTAGGTGGACAGAATGAGGCAAATTCTACATATGATAATCTGGGACCGCAAGCCACTATTCCAAAACAAGCAGGTGGGGGTAAAGGGGGTGGGAAATGGGGATGTTATAGCGGCGGTAGAAAAAGAAAAACAAATAGAAACAAAAAAAGAAAAATAAAAAGAAGAAGGACAATGCGAAAATATATGAAATAATTGTATTTTAGTAATATAGTTAAGACACCAACAACAACAACAACAACAACAACAATAACATATGCCAAAAGGATCAGATTGGACACAATTCATATACGTCAATTTAGGATTTGTTGCACAAATTTGTGCCATGTATATATTCAGTTCAATCGCCGAAATTAAACAAAATTGGCCACTTTATCGATGCAATCCAATGTATATGGGATTAGCAGATGATGTTAATCAAAATTTCGTATATTGTGTACAGAATATGCAAACCGATTTCATGGGATTTTTATTGCAACCGTTAACCTATATTTTATCAGGATTATCAGATTTAGGCGGTACTCTAGCAGATAATATGAATCTTGGAAGAAATATGATTGGAAATATTCGCGGGTTTTTCACTACTATTATTCAAAGTATTTTCGGGGTATTTGTAAATCTTATCATAGAATTTCAAAAAATAATTGGTGGAATTAAAGATTTAATCGGAAAGGTCGTGGGTATTATGGTAACCGTCATGTATATTATGGACGGGTCGGTTAAAACCATGCAATCTACATGGAACGGACCGCCAGGAGAAGCAGTACGTACTTTATCCGGTGCATGTTTTCATCCTGATACGGAGATTAACTTATTATCTGGTCGCACAATAAAAATGAGCGATGCCGATAACCATTTAGGTGAATATTTAGAAAATGGAAGTCGAATTGTTGCATCCATGAAAATAAACAATTCTGATAAATTACATAAATTATATAAAATTTCTTGTCTCAATAAAACAAATCAACAACATCCGCAGCAACAGCAACAACAACGCGATATTTTTGTCACTGGATCACATCATATTTTACACGCCGGAAAATATATATTGGTAAAAGATTGTCCATTTGCATCAATTCAACATGATATTGAATCTACTTATTTTAGTTGTTTAATTACCGATGATCATAACATATCTGTTGGACCATATACATTCTGGGATTGGGAAGATTGGTTGTTACCAATCAACCACAAAACATAAAACAATAAATTCAATATACCATAAAAATCATATTAGTATAATATAACAACAAGCAATTATACCAATAAATAAATGAATAAACCATTAAAAACTATAGATGAAATGTACGCCAATTTAACATATTTAGATCAATTTGCTGGATCCGTTGTCGGATTTATTCTAACCATTGTCGTTTTTTTACTTATTTATTCTTATACCCAAATAATGGTCAATGTACAACCAATTAAAGATAATTGGACCGTTGAACGATGTAGTCCTCAAGTTATACCATTTGCAGGACTTATCAATAAACCCGACGACATGTCCGTCATTGATTTCACTGGTCAAAATTTTACGTATTGTATGCAACATATTCTGACAAATATTACTGGGAATGCAGTTCAACCTATTACATACCTTACAACTGTCCTAAATAGTCTTTTCGACGAATTAAATGAAATTGTACAATTCATGCGAAATATTCTTGCTAATATTCGCGCGGACATTGCCGCAATTTGCAGTGAAATTATGACTCGAATATTGAATATCATGATTCCGATTCAGAGTATGATGATCGGAATCACCGATTTGGCGGATAAAGTTAAAGGCATTTTAACTGCAGGTGTATATACCAGTCTAGGAACATATTATTTACTCCAATCTTTACTTGGTGCTATTGTTGAAGCAGGAATTATTGTATTGATTATATTAGTTGCAGTTATCATGGTCATGTGGATGATTCCTTTTTTTTGGCTACCCGCTTCATTAGCCACAGTTGTATTTGGAATTGCCGCAATTATGTTAAGTATTATAATTATTTTTATGTCAGAAACGTTGAATGTTCATGTTGATATGTCTATTCCGTCTGCGCCAAGTAAACCTACATGTTTCGATAAAAATACCGCGATTAAAATGAATGATAACACTTATAAATCTATTTTTGATATTAATGTAGGAGAGAAATTAGCAAATAATAATGTTGTTACTGCCGCATTCAAACTTGCATTTGATCATACTACCGAACAAATGTATAATCTAAATAATATTTATGTCAGTGGATCACATCGTCTACCATATTGCGGTGCATTGATATATGTCGCAGATCATCCTGATGCTAAAAAAATCGATCATTATCATGAGCCTTATGTATACTGTCTTAATACCACTTCTAAAGAAATAATATGCCGAAATTTTTTCACGCATATCATTGATCATACCACCGTATTTTCTGATTGGGATGAATTATGTGACGACGATATTGTTCAATTATTAAATGTGTATGTAAATTCGTGCAACAATATTGAAAATAAAAATAAAGCATTTATGGATATTTTAGAAGATGATACTTATTCCATTATTCATCATTATTTTGATGGCGGATTTTTTGGACACGTTCCTATTAAATTGGTTGATGGATCATATATCGAAATTCAAAATGTTGCGGTAGGGGATATATTAAGCAAAGGCGAAATAGTTTATGGTATTGTTGAAATAGATGCTATTGCACTATTTCTTCGTCCAGATTTAATTAATAATGAACTTGGTATTAATTTACATTGTTGTTGTGTCAGCAATAGCGATACTTTAGAAAATGTCGATTTTTCAAACATTACAAAATCTAAACCTAAAAAAATTTACCATTTATTAACTAATGCCCGTACTTTTTATGTCAACGGAATTCGATTTTATCATTATAATGCGTCCATTGATTTATTTTTAGATAAGTATCGCGAAAATTTATTATCTATTAAATATGTATAATAATATGTCCGAAATAACTTTATTTGGTATTAAACTTGAAATCTGGATCATCATCGGAATTCTTATTTTTATTACTGTCACGCATGTTGGATGTTCTTGCTCCCGTGTCGGGCTTATGGAAGGAATGGCCAATTTAGAAGGATTATTTACTCCGAGCGACAATAAACAGAATAAAAAAGCAGCGGCATACATGACCAATCCAGTGCAAGAAGGATTTACCGGTGCCGTAAATAACGGCCAGTCTGCGCCATACAGTTTATCAAACTATAAACCCGTCAATACCTCGTCCTGGTTTACTCCCAATTTGACGTACACTGCAGGAACACCGCCCGGGAAGGGCGCGCAGGAGATTTTGAATCGTCCTATGCAAAATGTTCCGTTACCAAAAGGAGAAATGCTTTTGTTCGCAAACACTCCATTCTCGCCAAAATGTTGTCCATCAGGATATTCCAACTCGCAAGGCTGTGCTTGTATTACCGTACCGCAATATAATTATTTAAGGGCGCGCGCGGGAAATAACGTTCCTTATTCCGAGTATTAATTTTCATAATACCGGTATATTTTATGATCATACACTAAATCACTTATCAAAATTCAACTGGCACAGCTCACAATATTTAATTTGTATAGACCTATCCGGATCAATATCGATTTCGTCGACAATCCAGTTATGCGGGCATCGATTATAGATAACATTATTGATAATGATGATATATTGATTTAATTGTTCAAGATGTTTGGGTTGATTATTATGACGACATAATTCTTTATAATCTGAAATTATTAATGAATCGATGATATTTATGTGTTCATCAACACCGCTTATTTTTTGATTTATTTCATGTAATTTATGTATACCATGAATTTGATCCTGAATATTATTTCGTAATTCTAGTAGAGTTTCAATTGGTAAATTTTCATTATCGCTATCATTGCCACTCATTATTTATTAGTATTATTTATTATTTGTTATACACAATAACAAATAATATTTATATGGTTATACAATAAATATATTTTATTGCAGTAAAATAAAAATATAATACAGCAAATACAATAAAACAATCAACCCAGCGAAATCTAAATATACATTCCTCTCATTCCCATGGATGGTTTCTCGGTTTTAATTAATTTATCGACAATATCTTTAGTTACGGTAAATGGAAATTCTACTTTTAAAGACATATCTTCCTGAAACAAATTCGTGCCGGGGCGCATTAATCGATACAAATTCAATTTCGTATAAATAATTTCAAGACACCGTTTCAGATTTCGAACACCGTCTTCACTAGAGCAATGATTTTCAATAATATGATGAAGTGCGTCGTCGGGGATAATAATATCTTCGACTTGAAACTTCACTTGATCTCGGATTTTGGGAAGTAAATATTGATTTGAAATAACCGTTTTTTGTTTCTTTTCGTATCCTTTTGTTAGGATACGATACATTCGATCTTTCAAAATAGGATTGATTTTACTTTCATCATTATAACTAAATATAAATAAACACTTACTCAAATCAAAATCAATTTCCGCAAAATATTTATCATGAAATTGACTATTCTGTGACGTATCTGTCAAATGTGTCAAAATCCCCGCAATTTCTTCCCCCTTGGGAGTATCACTAATCTTATCCAATTCATCGAAATAAATAACAGGATTCATGCATTTACTATCAATAAGAATCTGTACGATTTTTCCCCAGGTGCTTCCTTCATATGTATATGAATGACCTTCTAGGAAACTGCTATCAGTAGCGCCACCAAGCGCAATAAACGCAAAAGGACGATTCAAAATCTTACTAATTCCTTCTTTCACTAACGACGTTTTTCCAGTTCCAGGTGGTCCGCTAATTGCAATTGCAGCACCAATAGCATGTGGATTAGTAACTAATTGTCCAAGCATTTGCATAATCTGCATTTTCGCATCGTTTAATCCGTAAACTGCACTATCAAGAATAGATTGTGCATTTGCCATAAAATCATGACATTTTTCAACCCCGTCCTCGATATTTACAGGGAGCGTTTCGTATTGACCAAATGGGATACGCATAAAAGTATCTACCCAATTTTTAATTTTATAATATTCGCCTGATCCTGGTTCCATATATCGCAATGAACTGATTTTTTTCATAGCAGCGGCTTTGAAAATCGGTGGAATATTTGATTCAAGAAGAGTAAGACGATATGGTTTTTCAATACGCGTGATTTTATTTATTTCACGCAATTCTTTAATAATTTTAATTTGATTGGGTGTTTCCATTTTATTGAAGAATGTAAAATCATTCATCGTATTCTTGTCGCGGATAATTCGTTTGAAAATCCGGGAATTCTTTTCCTTCTGTCGTTTTTGTTTTTTTTCGGTGCGCACAAGTCGATCCGCGATAGATTGTTCGCATGTTTTAATGCATGATTGAATCATTTTATTTTTGGTATCCTTTTTCAACGATTCCTTCAATTGATTAAGCACTTCTTCGTCCGTTTCTTTATTCCCCCTTTCTCCATCTACACTCTTTTCTTCCTCCCTATCCTCACCATCATCCTCCCCATCTTCCTCTTCCTCCTCCTCATCATCGCTGTCGCTACTATCGGTATTAACACTTACATCTTCATCTTCCGTTTCTTCATCGTCTTCCGTTTCTTCGTCATCATCCGTCCACTCATCATCTTCTTCATCCTCATCATATTCTTCCTCGCCTTCTATTGTCCCGTTTTTACCAATAGTAAATATAATATTATAATTATTTGCACTAGTAGTTGTTGCATTATTTTTAGATTTATTTGATTTTTTAGACACGGTGGGTTCTTCTTCCTCCTCTTCCGACTCTACCGCCTTCTCCTTTTTCTTATTATCCCGTTCCTTTTCCCGTTCCTTGTCCCGTTCCTTGTCCCGTTCCTGTTTTGTTTTTACTGCCTTTTTAGATTTTGATTTCACAGATTCATCGTACTCTTCCTCCTCCTCTTCCGCTTCTTCTAAAAATACTTTATTTAATCTATTTCCCGCTTTAATTTTATTACTGATATGATTTGATGGGAATATTTTAGCAAGAAATTTTCGGTATTCGTGTTTATTCATTTTATTCTCGACGACGGTAGCCGATCCATCATCATTCGCATCATCTTCTTCACTTGATTCATCGTCATCATTATCTCCTCCACCATTATCGCTGTCCGAACTTTCATTCATTTTTCGACGACGTGATTTTTCGACGACCTTCCCAATTCGATTATTAATCGACCCCTTTTTATTATTAGTAAATTTTTGAATATCTCGTGACATTATTACTGTTACTGTTATTGTTACTGTTATTGTTACTGTTATTACTATTATATATCTAAATCCAAATCAATTTTATTTATTTGTTTATTTATTTTGTAAATTTGCGATTGCATTATTGAGTTTAAGTAGAATAAATATAATATGAACCAAAATAAAGATGCGATTATTAGTAACTGGTGGTTGTGGATTTATTGGATCAAACTTTATCAACTATTATTTCTATACCAATCCGAATGTACATATTATAAACATTGATGCAATGTATTATTGTGCAAACAAAAATAATATTAAACAAGAGATTCAAGATTCGGAGAGATATACATTAATTCGCGGAAATCTATGTTCCATGGATCTTTTAGCACATATTCTAGAGAATTATAAGATTGATACCATCATTCATTTTGCGGCACAATCGCATGTCCAGAATTCATTTGATGATTCAATTCAATATACCCATGACAATATTTTAGGAACACATACCTTATTAGAAGCGGCTAAAAAATACGGGAAAATCCAGAAAATTATCCATATTTCCACCGACGAAGTTTACGGCGAATCGATGATTGCTGAAAATGAAGTCAAGAAAACCGAAAATACGATTTTATGTCCAACTAATCCATATGCCGCAACAAAAGCCGCCGCTGAACTTATTGCGCAATCCTACTATTTTTCATTTAAAATGCCGATTATAATTACTCGTGGAAATAATGTATACGGCCCAAATCAATATCCCGAAAAACTTATCCCGCTTTTTATAAAATTATTAAATGAAAATAAGAAGGTAACGATACAGGGCGATGGGACAAATTTACGGGCATTTTTACACGTTTTAGACGTTTGTTCTGCTCTTGAATGTATTATTGAAAAGGGGAAGGTTGGTGAAATATATAATATCGGCAGCGATGAACATCATGAATATAGTGTGACTGAAATAGCGCATAAATTAATTTGGCGACTTAAAAACACCGTGGATTATGATAATTGGATTACGTATATTGAAGATCGGCCGTTCAATGATAAACGGTATCACATCAGTAATGATAAATTAAAACAAATCGGATGGAAAATAAAAGTTGATTTTGATGAAGGATTAGATGATTTGTTGAATTTAACTCGCCCTATCGTAAACAACGATTCTTCAGTGTTGATATACGCATAGAATCATACTATTTTGTTTTGTCTATGCAAACAAAACAACAATAAACAAAACAACAATAAACAAAACAACAATAAACAAAACAACAATAAACAAAACAACAGTAAACAAAACAACAATAAACAAAACAACAATAAAATAATAAAAATTGATTTCAAAACAATCTAAATAGTATTATTGTATATAAGGAGATGTCGAAAATTTCGAAGGCAAACATGCAACACAATAATTGTTCCAAGATTATTGGAATACAATTTAGTATTCTATCTCCCGATGAAATCCGCAAGGGTTCCGTTGCCGAGATTACTACTAGAGATACATATATCAACAATAAACCAATTATAGGCGGTCTATTTGATCCACGAATGGGTGTCCTCGAACCCGGATTAATTTGTCCCACCGATGGTTTAGATTATATGAAAACTCCGGGATATTTTGGACATATTGAATTAGCTCGTCCGGTATTTTATATTCAATATTTAAGCACCATCTTGAAAGTATTAAGATGTGTGTGTTTCAAGTGTAGCAAATTGTTAATAAATAAAGAAATGTACCGCCAAGCACTTAAAATGTCGGGCGATAATCGTTGGAAATATGTATTTGCATTAGCCAGTAAAATTAAAAAATGCGGTGAGTCGACTTCAGATGGATGTGGGTGCAAACAACCATTAAAAATTAAAAAGGAAGGATTGGCGACTATTTGCGCCGAATGGATTGATGCAAACGATGAACCAATGAATATAAAACTCACTCCCGAAATGGTGCTTAAAATTCTCAAACGTATTTCGGACGAAGATGTTTCCTTTATGGGATTCAGTCCACTCTGGTCGCGCCCCGATTGGATGATTTGTCAAGTGATGGCAGTACCGCCTCCAGCGGTCAGACCTTCTGTAAAACATGATGCTCAACAACGCAGCGAAGATGATTTAAGTCATATTTTAGTCAATATTATAAAAACAAATAAAACATTGCAAGAAAAAATGGAGAATAATGCCCCGGCAAATGTCATTGAAGATTGGACAACGGTTCTCCAATATTATGTCGCCACTCAAGTCGATAATAAAATCCCCGGGGTCGCATCTGTCGCTCAACGATCCGGTCGTCCTTTAAAATCTATTAAAGATCGATTGAATGGAAAAGGGGGTAGAATGAGAGGTAATCTTATGGCGAAACGTGTTGATTTCAGTGCTCGTTCTGTAATCACTGCCGACCCAAATATTTCCATTCGCGAATTGGGGATTCCAATGAAAATTGCAAAGAATCTTACCAAACCGATTATCGTAAACGGCGCAAACCGCGCATTTCTTATGAAATTGGTATTAAATGGTCCGGATGAACATCCCGGTGCCAAAATATTAGAGCGAAAAAATGGCGATTCAATTACATTGCGATATGTAGACCGGAAATCTATTATTCTTGAAGACGGTGACACGGTTCACCGCCACATGATGAACGGCGATCCGATTTTGTTTAATAGACAACCTACTTTACATCGTATGTCAATGCTTTGTCATATAGCCCGCATCATGAATAAAGGCGACACATTTAGAATGAATGTTGCTTGCACCCGGCCGTATAATGCCGACTTTGATGGTGATAAATCTTGTCACCAACAGGGGAATGCCAATTAAGTTGTAATCAATACTTATTTGGGAAAACATTGGAATGATTACTTATTCGGTATCTTTTAAGAAGATATGGTATCGAATAGATATAATCCTCTAGTCATTTAATACTTCTTGAAACAAATAATTAAATGGCAATGTGATCAAATTGCGGGAAACCACTTAGAGCTTTCACTACCACTCTAATTTCGAAAGATTTTAGAGGAACTCGTTTAATTGACGAACCCAATGGTAAAAACGTGAAAGATTGTGCAATCCGCAGCCAAGACCCTAAACTCGCTATGATAGAGTATGGGTAAGGTTCAGAGACTAGACGGTTACAGGTCTTATATGATGGTCTAATCAACCTGATAAGGCACAAGGTATAGTCCAACCCTAATTCGAAAGATTAGGTGGCTGATAAGGCCTGTAAAATAAACATGGAGATGAATCTTCATCTAGCACAAGACGCCGAGTCTGATTCAGAATTGAGAAATTTAGCAGCGGTGCCATACCAAATGATAAGTCCTGCTAATAATGCGTCTATTATTGGAATTTTCCAGGATTCGTTATTAGGATGTTACCGATTTACCCGAGAAAATATTAGATTTACACCTAGAGAAGCAATGAATTTATTAATGATGTTTCAGCGAGTTAATAATACTGCGTTATTTGGAAATAAAGATGGGATTATTACTAGTTTTGATATATTGTCACAGATAATACCTCCACTAACAATGATGTATAAGACAGATAATGAAGATACAAAAACATCGAATAATGTTCTTGAAATTAGAGATGGGAAATATATCCGAGGACAAATGGAAAAGGGTGTTCTTGGTGCCGGATCAAAAGGATTGATTCATAGAATATGCAATGATTATGGAAATATGGCATCCGCCGATTTCATCGATGATTTGCAAAATATTGTTACCGAATATTTGAAAATAAGTGCGTTTAGTGTCGGTATTAGCGATTTAAAGGCAGACGATAAGACGAATCAAGCGATTATTAAAATTATTGCGGAGAAGAAAAACGATGTCAAGAATTTAATTGATCAAACACAAATAGGAGTATTTGAAAATAATACGGGAAAAACAAACGAAGAGGAGTTTGAAACAAAAGTGAATAATATATTAAATCAAGCGTCCGCCGAAGCCGGGAAGATTGGTCTGAAGAGTTTGGATAAAGATAATCGATTTGTGGTCATGGTAAATGCGGGATCAAAGGGCAGCGATCTTAACATTTCCCAGATGGTTTCATGTTTAGGGCAACAGAATGTAGATGGGCGTCGTATTCCTTACGGGTTTGATAACAGAACATTACCACATTTCACGAAATTCGACGATTCGCCCGGCGCTCGTGGATTTGTTGAAAGTTCGTATATTAATGGACTTAATCCCCAAGAATTATTCTTCCATGCAATGGCCGGTCGCGTTGGGCTTATTGATACTGCTGTAAAAAGTGTGACATGGGAAACTCCCATTATTATAATTGAAAATAGTCAAGCTAAATATACCGAAATCGGAAAATGGATAGATGCGCAATTGGATGATGTACAAAACAAGGAAAATGTTCAACACTTTACAGAACGGCAAATGGAATTATTGAATATTAATAATGGAGACGTGTATATTCCCACGACGGACGAAAATGGACAAGTTACTTGGGGAGAAGTTACTGCTATCACTAGACATGATCCCGGAACACAATTATATGAAATAAAAACAAGTGGAGGTAGAAATGTGATTGTTACGGAAAGCAAATCGTTGTTGATTTGGAATCCAGAAACCAAAAAATTAAAAGAAATGCTTAGTCCAGATATTAAAGTAGGAGATTGTGTTCCAGTTACCGCAGCGTTATGTGAACCGCCTATTATAACGGATCATATTATGATAGATAATATTAAGTTTGATTTGAATGAAGAAAATGGTATATTTGTCGGACATTTATTATCTTCAAGCAAAAATATAAATGACACGGTAACTAATTATCTAAAAGAAAAGATTAATTATGATTCGTCGACGCGTACTAAATTGCGTGTTCCAGTTGAATCATTTATCGCACCCGAATGTTTCATCATTGGATTATTAAATGCATACTTCTTCACATTTGGGCGGGTTAGAGGTGATCATATTGTATTATTTGCGGATTCATTGAAATTAATTGAAGATATTAGTATGTTATGTTCTCGTCTTGGAATTTTTGGAATTGTGAAAAATTATCCGAATGATTGTGAATTATTAATTCATTCGCAATGGTGTAAACTATTTATAGAAAAAGTATTAGGTGATTTCGAGACGCGTGCTGCATTATATCGTCATGCATTAAAATCACATATTAATGGAAAAGTATACGCCGATTATTTCATATTAAATGAACAACAGATAATTAGCCATGATATTGCCCAGATGATTATATCAAATATTAATACGAAAGAAACCTATAATGATGTAGTATTAGATAAAATCGTTGAAATAAATGTTATTGGTATAGAAAATCACCCAAAAATGTACGATTTAACTATTCCAACAACCCTCAATTTTGGATTAGCCAATGGTCTTCAAGTCCGAGATACGAGCACCACAGGATATATCCAGCGCAGACTTATCAAGGGTCTTGAAGATCTCATGGTTGGATATGATATGGCACTGCGAACAAATAAAGGCAAGATTGTACAATTCACATACGGTGATGACGGTATTGACCCAGTCAAGGTCGAAAATCAACCCATCCCATTAGTCGCTATGAGTATCCAAGATATTTACGCGCATTTCAATATCCCCGACGAATCCGGGAAAAATAAAATGTTGTCCACCATATTTGTATCTAATACAATGACTCGTTTGAAACGCCAGGCGCAAGCATTCCAAGTAAGGGCGAAATTTTATACTGATATGATGATTGTAAATAGAGATAGTATTATCAAAAATGTCTTCAAGAATAAAGGCGATAGTGTCGTCAATGTTCCGGTAGCATTTGCGCATATCATCAATAATATTCAAGGACAACAAAATATCACAGTCAACTCTATTTCCGATATCACGCCACTCGAAGCATTCGAAATGATCGAATTTACGTATGGGAACCTAGAAAAGATCAGATGCGCGCCTCCTACCGAATTGTTTAAAACGCTATATTATTTCAACTTATCTCCTAAAGAATTATTGTATAACAAACGATTCAATAAAGCAGCACTCACTATTCTGCTTGATACCATCGTACTTAATTATAAACGAGCGATTGTTGCGCCTGGGGAAATGGTGGGAATGATTGCAGCACAGAGTATTGGAGAGCCGACCACGCAAATGTGTTGTAGGTTCACAGAGCGTATTAGGTGTGCAAAAATAAATAAAAAAACAAAAAATATTTCCATGGTCACAGAAGAAATCGGTGAATTGTGCGATGGCTTTATCGATCAATTGCCAGAATTCACCTTTAATACTGGACACGTTAATAGCGTGGAGACATTATTGGATACATTAGAAGATGAATATTATATTGTTGGCGTGGATGAACAAGAACAAACCCACTGGAATAAAATATCGCATGTTAGCAGACATCCCCCAAATGGAGCGATGATGAAGGTGACAACTAAAAGTGGCCGTATAGTAGATACAACAACCAGCCATTCGCATTTAATTCGAAAAGATCAAAAGGTCTCGCCTATTATTGGAGCAGACATGACAGTTGGTATGCGCATTCCTGTGGCAAAACATATTGACAACACATTTGTTAATGATACTATTAATATAGGCACTAAAACATATAAATTGGATTATTTGTTTGGATGGTTCATTGGCGCGTATTTGGCCGAAGGACATTTACTTAAAAAAACAGGCACGAATATTGCTCAAGGAACTATTAGTATTACGAATATTTCACAACATTTCATCGAAAACACAAAAAGGTTTGCTCAAATGTTTGGAAAAGAATGTAGAATAAATGAACGACCCGGAGAATATGGGCCAGGAATAACCACAATATTTTCGCATAAATTATTGGCTGATACTCTGATTGAAACTTGTGGAACCGGCTCATTTGTAAAACGAGTGCCTGATTTTGCATTCTTGGCGCCAAACGAATTCAAGGCGGGCCTTATTCAAGCATATCTAGATGGAGGCGGAAATTTTCAAAATGATGCAGGTCATCACCAAATTAGAGTATGTAGCAGATCAAAACAATTGATCAAAGATGTATCTATATTATTCAGTTATTTTGATATAGTTGGATCAATCAAAGAACAATTTGTCGGCGGATCAACCATGTATAACTTAGCTATTTCACCAAAATACGCGCCATTATATAAACAACATATTAATTCATTAATACATTCCGATAAATTAGATGAGCTAGTTGCATATGACTCAAGAGAAAATGTATACAGTTTATCAGACGATATTGACAGAATCAACGGACTTGGCGAAGTCATTGCGACATGTGGAAAACTCCTTAAATTGCCCGGTCAAAGCCGTAATTATGGACGATGGGCAAAGAAAGAATCTATTGGACGCAGAACATTGGAGAAATATATCTCGATATTTGAATCGCATGAAGACGTCAAGAAAATCGAGAATGAACTCTGTATCTTGAAACAAGCCGCAAATTCAAGTGTTATTTGGGACGAAATTGTCAACATTGAAATTTATACCCCAGATCAAACAGAATACGTCTACGATTTCACTGTTCCGGGGAATCAAACTTTTATGACGGATTATGGTGTCATTGTTCATAATACCCTAAATACATTTCACCACACGGGGATTTCTAGCAAGTCAAACGTCACGCGAGGCGTACCGAGAATCGAGGAAATTTTGTCATTATCATCTGAACCAAAGAATCCGTCATTGACTGTTTTCTTGAAGCCGGAAGAAGAGACGGATAGGGAAAAGGCACAATCGATTATGTATATGTTGGAGCATACCAAATTGCAAGAAATTGTGCAGTCGATAGAGATGTGTTTTGACCCCGATAATTTGAATACATTGATTAGTGAAGATGTGAATACGATGGAGCAGTATAGATTATTTGAGCAAATGATAGATGAGTGTGCTGAAATGTCTTTAACCGACGATAATGAGAAATCAAAATGGATTATTAGAATGGTAATGGATCCGACGGTTATGTTGGAGAAAAATATTACGATGGATGATATTAATTTCACATTGAAAAATGGATACCAAAATGAAATTTCGTGCGTGTACTCGGACTACAATGCGGACAAATTAGTATTCCGCATTCGTATGAATAACGTGATAAGTAAGGGTAAGGTGTCCGGGAAAAATTTGAAAGTTAACCCGTTAGATCAATCGGATCAAATATATATCCTGAAGAATTTCCAAGACCAGTTATTAAATAATGTGATTATTCGTGGAGTTAAGAATATCAAGAAAGTCATTCTTAGAAAGATTAAAGATAATGTCGTTGAAAGTGCCGGATCATATAAGAAACAAGATATTTGGGTGCTTGATACGATTGGGACAAATATATTAGATGTACTTGCATTGGATTATATCGATTCATCGAGGACATATAGTAATGATATTATTGAAATATATGAGATATTTGGAATTGAAGCGGCGCGGCAAACGATATACAATGAATTAGTGGATGTTGTGGAGTTTGATGGAACGTATATTAATTTCCATCATCTAAGTGTATTGTGTGATAGAATGACATTTACGAATAAATTAATATCAATATTCAGACATGGAATTAATAATGATAATATTGGTCCAATTGCAAAGGCGTCGTTTGAGGAAACACCTGAAATGTTCTTGAAAGCAGCAAGACATGCGGAATTGGATATGATGCGAGGTGTTTCTGCAAATGTGATGTGTGGACAAGAAGGATTGTACGGAACAAATGCATTCCAGGTTGTATTGGATATTGATGAAATGCGTAAATTGGAAGGAATTGTGGCATATGAAAATCCGGATGAAAATGCGATTATTGAGAAAATGTTTGGCGGGATAGATAATCCAGATAATAAATGTAGTACAAATCAATTAACCATTCAAAATAATGTAAGTAATATTAAATCGACGGATTTAGGGGCGGACAATAATTATAACCCGGGATTTTAATATCGGTGTATATGTATCGGCGTATATGTTAATAAGACACTCTTCATCAAGGCGACCACCAAAACGGAAAAAAACAAAAAAAACAAACGGAAAAAACTAGGACTCCAACAAGAAAAAAAATAACTCTTATATTTTTATTGTGGAGATAAATATTATATAATTTATAGATTATATGATATAGAAACAAAAACTAGAGAATAAATATATTCAATGATAACATTTTGCACCATAATTCAACAATGTATGAAAACCCATCAAAAAATAGTGTATCCGGTAGATATGGGATATAAATATTGGGAAATTATTTTAACCCGTATAAAAAAGAGTACGACTGATACAAATAATACAAATAATACTTCAATAATTATACAAATAATATATTATAGCTATATTATGTATATATATTATGAAAGTCACTATTTTCTTGGCATGTTTTCATACAAAGATAAATTTGAGTATATAAAATCAAATGTATTGGATAATGTTTTTATGAATAAGCAAATGAAAGAAGAGTTTTTAACTTTATTTGCAAAGATTCAACGAACATATTATGGATTTTCAAGATTGGCACATATTTATAAATTACAAAAAGCCAAATTGGTTATAGATACTGATTTATATTTGAATACTATTGAATCTACCCAAAATAACGCATTGACACTATATCAAAACAATTCAAAATATTTATTTATCATTGGCGATTTAATAAATATAATAAATAATAATTTATCACATGCTCCCGATTTTTTCGTAGATCCATTAATCACAAAAAATCCATATAACAATATAAAATTCAGTCGTGCTATTTTATATAACATTTATTTTTTCATTAAATTTAAACATGGAATGGTTATGCCCGAATTATTGCAACAATATTTTATTACGAATTTTAATATAAAACATTTCAAAGATAATAATGAATGTTTAATCCGAGATTATGCTATAAAATCATTTGTGTTTACATCTTCCACTGAAATATTATTTCCGTCTGTAGGAGATATGTTACATAAATTTAAAAGAGTCGTTAAAAATATTTCTATTCATCGAGATTTCCCAAAAGATAAGTTAGTTGATATTATGCGACCTTATTTACATTTATATTATATTCATAAATATGCTATTTCTGGAACAATGAAAAAATATGATGCGTATGATATATTGAGAAAAAAACTGCGATTATTTGCACGATTTAATAATAAATTTGGACGTAAATATATTCATTTTTTAGATAAAAATACTACCAATATCGCCGAACAACTAGCTGCCTTATTGGTATCCTCTCATCCTAATACTAAAAAATATAAATATCCACATACAATAACGTTTAATGTTGCACATATAAATTTTTATAAAGAATATAGCGAATATGAATTCCCCGATTATTTCGAAGATTATGAACTACGACTATTAAACCATCATCTAGATTATCGGGCAATTGATATGTTTCGCGGCAATGATAACGATAATAGTGACGACACTGCGAATAATACTATTTTTTAATTTTATTATACAAATTCATAATTTCCATAATTGTGTTTTTTTTATTACGTATGTGATGAAAATACGGCGAATCTATAATCGACACTGATTTTATCGGGGCTGGTTTTACACATTTGCACATTACACATGCGCATGGTAACGTTGCCTTTGCACTCATTTCCGCCGACTTTGTTGGCGTTTGAAATGTGCAAAGATGTAAAGGCGGTGGATGGTTAGGTATCATATTAGTATTTGAATTTATAAAAGGGGCAAACGATAAAGGCTTGCTGTGGGTATGTGTCGCTCGAGTTGAAATGAGAAAAGATGTAAACAATCGAAATGACATTATGTATATAATAATATTTTGAGTTTATATTATTATATAAATTTATTTATTATTTTACCGATAAAATAAAGTCGTTATATGTCGACTGCAGCTCCAACAATCTTCAATTTCCGTTGTTGACGTTTAACCCGTTTAGTTTTGGTTTTATCCACAAATCCAGTAGGTTGATTCGGAACATTTTTCCGGGTTTGGTTGACCTTTCCAATCAATTCTTCTGTCTCATTCATTAATCTCATTTCTCCTACCCTTTTTATACCACGCGATCGTATAGGTGCAACCTTTACAACCCCTTTTAAAAACGCTTCGATATTTAACTGCGATTGTATTGCTTCTTGAATTTTGGTTTGATCAGTTAACAATGATATCGGGATATTTATGGTAATATTTGATCCAGATGTTATTGGTGCATGTATTAAACTATATTTGTTTATCAATGATTTGCCGGTTTGTGATGGGGATAATATAAAAATAAAACTCTCATCTTTTCCCTCTATTGCATTATTACCACGATATGCAATAAATATATTTTGGGCGCCATTTGTTTCTAACAACGGAAAGGTTGAAATGATAATTGATGGGATAGTATAATGCGCCATTAATATCCAAATATCTAAATTGGTAAGAAAATAAGTATCCTCCATAATTATTTGCGATAATGGTAAATTGCCTTGTTCTTTTTCTCGTATCATTCCCTTTTTAATTCCACCTCCTTCAATTTTCAATATTTCTAAAATTTGTTCTTCGTATCCCAACCTGATATATTTATTATATTCCATTACCAATGCAATTTTAATATCATTCGTTTCAGATTTTTGACCAGAATCCAATAAAATATCCGCAATCATTTCAAACCCACAATTATTTGTATTGTCATACCGTTTTTCATAAAATTTTTTAGGAAAACATGATTTCCAATATGTTGATGAAATTAAACTAGGTGGGGGTAATAATTGAGCACACTGTTTTGGTTCAATTATGTCGATTTTCTTATCTAAAACAAATGGTTTTAATACATGAGCATTTTCATATACTTGACTAATAATAGGTTTTGCAGTATCAAATGTATTATATTTTGCATATTTATTATCAACTAACGGAATTAATTCTTCAAAATAATCGGGGGATTCTAATAAAGATTGAATAACAATAAGTTCATCTTCCCGCAAATTATAATTTAATTGACTGAATGATAAATATGTGCGCGGTTTAAATATAAACGACCGTATTCTATTATAGCGTATCAACTCATCTGCCATTTTTCCAAAATAATAAACCTCATTATTCGCGCTGGGGTATAATAAATTATGCGCGGGTAATATTAATTGACATATATTATTATCTGATCCCGAAATAGCACACAACGGGCGTTTTGATTCACATTTATCTGATGGTGTAACTATGCATGTTGATATTTCTATATCTGTAATATCATCGTAATTATATTCATCTGAAAATATAATAATATTATCTACTAATTGTTTTAAATATTTTATTAATCTTGATAATTTTGTTTTATATAAAATATAAGGTAATTCAATCTCTTTTTCCAAATTCTCGCGTTCTTTTAAATTCTCGGGTTTATTTAATACAATACGTATTGTATTTCGAAATACATTATAAAAATTCGTCTCCATTTTAATTTTATTAATGTATGATATACGTTCAGTATCTACTTTATTTTTATTTTGTTGAATATTCTCGTCTACTTGTAAATAATTTGAATCATCAACGATATATAATTTTTGAGATTTAGTAGATGGATCAGATTCATCTGCAATTGTATCCGGATTTAATTCATCGCGTCGAAAAATTTTCCCAGTAAAAGGGATAAATTGGTTTGTTATTGTTAATGTACCAACCACATGTTCATCTTCAACAATTAATATTTTGGGACGACATGGTATTTTTTGTTTACTTTCTTTATAAACATGATTTAAATAATCTATAGTATTTTGATACGTATCAAATAATTCAGGATCGTCCATCATGACATAATCATATGTTTCTGATATAGATGAAGGATAACATGGGATAAATCCGCCGATATTTGCTTTTTGTGAAACTGCGATAAGACCGATAACTTTTCCTTGAAAATTTAAAACTTGTGTTTCAATTTCATAATCCATTTTATTTAATAATTTGATTAATTGATCTAATAAAATCGGAGTATCGAATTTATATTTAGTTGGCATACTTGGATTGGGTGCACACACTTGTTTCATAAGCGGTTTTAATTTATTAAGTATTGCTTTAATATTTGGTTGCATATTTCGAGCATACTCGCTAAATGTTTTTGTAATAAAAATTCCACTCGGGGCATTATTACGATATGAATAAATGGGCTCAAAATAATCACCATTTTTTAAAATAATTAAGAATTGTTTTCGTATATCATAAAATTCGCCAGAATAATGATTTGACGGACATACCAATTCCACATTATTTGTTATATCATTGTTCGAAATCTCCAAGATAACTAAATTAACTCCTTCGGCAAATAAAAATGGATTACGCCGAGATACAATATCCCATAAATACGTATAATCTATAATCACATCATCATCCTTTAAAAAATTAATAAATTTTTCAAGTGACTTGTACACTTTTTTAAAAAATAATAAATCGGTATTGCTTTTAATTTTTGAATATAATTTAGACGATTTATATTTTTCTTCGCCTGCTCCACCCTCGTCCCCACCCTCGTCCCCACCCTCGTCCCCACCCTCGTCCCCACCCCCGCCCCCTTTTTCTTCGGCTTTTTCTGTGGAGGTATCAATAGAAAAACTATTTATCAGATTTCCGTTTTGAAATGTAATAAATGCATCAATGGTTAATGTATCTATAATTATCTGTTTTAATTGTTTTATTGATGGTATTTGACTTGATGTTTTATTTCCGGACACATCTATTATTTGTTTTCCATAAAAAATGGCGTCCGCAATACATGCCAGAAATGATTGCACTGCATTAACTTCTACCCCATGTCTTAATAAACATGTATGATTTGGTTTTATATTTGTATTTGTTTTACTTATCTGACACAACACATTGTTTTCGCCTAAAAATTTTTGGATACTAAATGGTAAATAACCCCATCGTTGACGCTCTAATGGAAAATTTTCAGACCCTTTAACGTAATCATCTTTTATTCGTGGCATTGGTGCTGGTATTGGTACTGGCACTGCTGCTGGCACTGGCATTGGTGCTGGTATTGGTGCTGGTATTGGTGCTGGTATTGGTGCTGGTATTGGTACCGGTGTTGGCACTGGCACTGGTAATGGCACTGCTACTGGCACCGATTCTTTTTCATTTTCTTCTAATTCTAATTCTAATTCTTTTTCTTCTTCTACCTCTTTACCCAATTCTTTACCCAATTCTTTACCCAATTCTTTTTCGTCCCTTTTAATTTCAACATCAACGTCGATTTCGGCCGCGACATCTTTAACTAAACATTTATCGCGTCTTTCCCTCTGACTCGGCACATCCCAATTTTTAAAACAACAAGGAATACATAATCCTTGAGGATGATTATTCGCGCTATCTTTTACAAACCCCGGATAATGTTGAATATATTTTTGCTGTGTTCCATGTTCAGATGAATCGAAAAATTCAAATACATAATGGCCTTTTGGAACTTTTGTTGCATTTCTAGGAATAATTTTCCCACACTTCCCCGTTTTTATTTCTTCAGGACTTATCGGCATCCCCGTTTTAAGACACCAGTATCTAGGACATATATAATTAAATTGATTATCTGGCGATGATCCATATTTAATAACATCTTGCGGTCGCAAAAACCCGGGTTGTTCTTCTTGTATTTTTCTCAACTCATCATCTGTTAATAAAATCGGCTGTCTACGCGCACTTGACGAACACATTCTTGAATACGATTTAAATTTACCCTTATTCACTACAAATAACGCCGGATCCTTTTCAAACATTTTATTAAAAAATGGGTTAGATTTATTAGTTAAACTGAGTCCATCTAACTCGCGATCAACCAACTCATTTCGTTTTACTTGTTTTGTGGAAGGGGGTAGAATGGAACCAGCCACAGTAGCAGCAGTAGCGACAGTATCACCAAAATCGACATCAATCCCAGATAGCTCATCTAATCCCAAAATATCACCTTCTTCCAATAATCCTATACCGCTACTAGTTTTGCCATTACTATCATCACCGGAATTTGTGCCTCCTATCATATTGCCACCCCCTTCTTCCTCTTCCGCTTCACCTTCATCCCCTTCAACCCCTTCCTCTTCACTCTCTTCATCGCCATATAAAATATCGAGTGCGTTTTTAGGTTTATTTGACATATCTTCATCCTCATCATCTTCCTCTTTAAATTGTCTATATTGTTGCTCCAATTCTTCGGGAATAATATCTACCGGTTCTTCGATTGTAATTGAACAAACAGAATTGATTTTTTCTATATTTACACCAGTACTGCTAATATTCTGTGTTAATCTGATTAACGAATCAATATAAATGGGAATAGTCACCAAATATCTAATATCATCAATATTTTCAACTTGAAAGGTAATCGACTTGTTTTCTTGTTTTAATACACCCGCTATTTTATTCATAGTTACCGTTGTTTTAAATCCTGGATTATTTTTTATCTGTTTTAATTGTTTATTTTTACCTATTCCCTGTTTAACTTGTAATTCAGATACTACTTTTGATAATAAATCTCGCGCATCTTGTTCAGATGCATCATAATTTTCAATCAACGATCCGATAATTTCTTCATCTCGAAATCCCTGTTTTTGTTTTTCAATAATAAATGCTTCTTGACTTGTCATTTTATTAAAATTACCGACTCTTTTTAATCTCATATCCACTGCCGTATTTGAATCAACATATTTATTTTTGGATTCAATGACAAACACCCCATTTACACATCCCATAATATTATCAAAATTTACAGGAGCATCAATTTCAATTATAGATTGATATGTTAATTGCAAGATTTCTATATTTTCATCATCCAGTCTATTAAATAAATCAATGGTATATCCATTTTGTTCCAAATAGTTTTTAATATCTGTAATAATTGGATTTACTGCCACATTAAATAATTCATCAATATTCTCCAACGATAAAATACTTTCAAACTCACAACTTATTGTTATTTTACCATTATCTTGAAATTCACAAACAATCGAATATATTTTCGATTTATACTCGGATTTTATATAAACGGAAACGGATTTTGTTTTACCAATACCACGTATTAATTTTAAAATTGCTGATTTAGATAATTGTGGGATTTTTCTACCATCCGCCGTAATTTCGGGCGCGTATAATCTATATACATTTTCTTGCCGCGCTTGTGGATTAAATTTAATTAATGGTCGATCTTTTTCTGCATGTATTATTTTAAAAATATTGTCCAACGGAAGTTTTAATTTACTAATTGGATTTATTGTGCATTTTATATATTTAATCCCTTCTCCGCGATACGGCAAATCACTTGTTTTTTCTTTATATATATCATAAAAAATATCCACACTTTTCATAGACGATTCATGTATTCTTGCCTTGTTTTCAGTTATCAATTGTTCTCGGTTTGATACCAACGCATCCAACGTTGAAATATCTTTATTTATTAAAAACGGATAATATAATTGCATCGTATATTTTTCAATTGACACTGAAGCCGATAAGGATGCAATAGTAGATTGATATTCTAATACATCTTGTGCTAAACATAAATAAATAGTATTTTCAAATAAATTGTTGCACGTATTCAATAATAGTTGACCAGATGCCGTTTTTCTACTAGTTATTGCCGCATTTACCGCATAATCGTCGTATTCTGTAACATAAAACGGATTATATATAAACGGGTATTCCGTCATACTAACAAAATGGCGCTGTCCTAAAATAGAAGATACCCAATATTTTTTGTCCGCTATATTTAATCTCAAAATATCATCATATGATATGGTTGATGTTACTACAGTAGATAATTCTTTCATCAAATCGACAGGATCTCCATTTTCATCACGTTCTATATTTTCTAAAACTTGTTTTAATCTTGGCACAGTTAATTCTGTCCTGCCATTTTGTGTTAATAATTGATAAATGTTTTCGGGATAAAGTGTGGCTTCTTTCAATCCAAATAAATATATTTCTTCAATTGATATTGATACTGGTACTGGTGTCATCGTTGAAAATGTCAGTGCAATTTTCATTTTAATTGTTTCAATATTATCATCTAGATGTATTTGATGCACTGAAAAAAATACGGGGATCGGTACTTCTTTAATATTTCGCATTTCCTCTTCATTAAATATACCGGTGAATGCTGGATTTTCAGGTTCTCTTGCAAATAAATCATCTAGATTATCTTCCTTTTCTTCTAATTTCAAAGACTCTGCGGGTGCACCATAAAATACGTGTATAGATGTAATAGTACCTGAATCTTTCAATCTATTTACTTTATATATTGGGATGGGTATCGATTCTTCCGTCATTTCCTATTTCTTATTTATTATTTTGTAGTTCGTATTTCTTATTATATATCCATATTTATTTTTATATGGATATATTTTTGTATTGTTTTTGTTATTTGTTATAAATTATATAAAGGACTATCCGAAATCATCATCCCACAATAACTTTGAGGTTCTTTTTTATAATCTACCGGATCATATATTTTCGCATCCTTTGCATTTTCCAATAAAAATTTAAAATTTTGCCAGAAATCCATTTTATGACCAATTGATACCGTCATAATATGTGATAATTCATGAATCGCAACAAATGTTAATGTATTAATATCAATTAACGTTGTACTATTTTTTGTTCGATTTAAACAAAATGCGATTTTTTCGCCTTTATTTTCACTATACGCAGTAAGTTCGCTATTCGGTAATGTTTCACTGATTTTCTTAGGATTATATCCACCAACTAATCGTTTAACTCCTTCATGATCGGGATGTTTTTCTTTCACACATATCACCAATTCATTACATTTTGCGGTTACTTGAGCCAATAAATCTACCGCGTCATTAATTTTTTCACGATCTCTCACACAATATCTATTTCCATCTACTCCTGAAATAACACATTTTAAATTGTAGACATCTGATTCCGAATATATCTTTAAACATACTAAAAGAATAAATCCGACAATCACATATACCAAAATACTTTCATTCATTAACAACGTATAACAACTTATTATACATAAATATTATTAAATTATCCAACCAAAATATTACAGTATAGTATATTACATCCCGTCTTCATAATCAAATAAATACTCTAATACTTGTCTATCAATATTAATAGGTCGCCGTAATTTATTTCCAAAATATATAAACAACCTTTCCACAATAAGCATATATTTAATCTTTTGTTTTGTTTCTTTCACCCATTCAATTTCATCCATTATTGTTTTAATTGTAAATGCGGGTCGCCATATAACTGAATGATTTGCAACTATCGATGCACAGTATAAACAACATTTTCTAGTTTCATTTTTAATACACATATTTAATTCCTTGAAATGTCTGTCTATACGTTTAGTTGGTGGAATAATAAAACGGCTATACTGTCTATCATTTATAAATACATCCGGGGGACAAAATGGATATTTAATTGATACGTTAAATTGTACATTATTTATTGTTATTGTAATTGTGTCATTTTCATATAAAACTTGGATCGAGTTATATTTTTGAATAAGACTAACAAGTTCATATGTTATGCGGCGATATGATAACGGCGCCTTTAATTTTGCTATGGTATCGTCATTTTCCATTTCTTTTATTTGTTTTTCTTTTTTTTGGTTTTCTTTTGGTTTTCTTTTGTTTTATTGTCATCTGTAAATATCTCTAATTACTAATCAATTCAAATTAGTTATGTTGAAATTGACCAGGTATCGTCACCGCTTTTTTTTCATTATACATTATATATGGAGCCAATTTCCCAGTCCGTTTCCCAGTCCGTTTCCCAGTCCGTTTCCCAGTCCGTTTCCCAGTCCGTTTCCCAGTCCACTCGCCCAATCAATCCATTTAGTACTGTTGAAGCCTCCAATAAAACCACGACAATAACAATCCAATCGCCGCCAATACCCGACGCCGGTATTTGTATTACATGTAACAAACCTAAACACAATAATAAAATTGATAAAATCTTGAATAATATCCGTCATAATTGCGTAAATCTAAGCATTTATCATAACCGCAGATACCATGTCTATAAAAATACACTTTTTTCTATATTCCGCGTTCCGTTCCAAAAATCCTTATAAATCCTTATAAATTCTCCATGAAAGTATAAGATATTCTAATTTATAGACTCGTTAAAGTTTATAAGATTTACATGATTTTCTTACCGCCAAGGAACGCAGACGGTTAAATAAAATAATGTAAATAAATGTATAAAATATTATAAATTTATTTTTATGCTCACAAAATAATTTATTGGGAACCTGATCCTATCTCGAGTGGTGGTCTGAAAAAATCATTGGTGATTGTGGATTGTTGCCACGGGCCCACGTAAAGCTGCGGATTTGCTGGCTCAGATCTAATTTGAAGATTTGCATTGCGCAATGAGGATCCAATCGTATCAATGCCGATATGATACCCAGCCTTCAACAAATTGATGTTGGACAACTCGCCCTTACCTGAAGGATTCAATTGCGCCCATTGACTGTTATTGTCCTTGGGTAAAAGATCGGACGGATTTTGGATATTGGGTTTGGAACATGAAGTGGGGATACCTTGGTGAGGCGTAGAGATCCCGTTGACGGATGCAAAAACTTCATTTTGACCTAAAGCTTCAGCGGGCTGAGGTCCGGAAGAAGAAGATTTAGATCCACCGCTGCGTCCCTTGGATCCGTTCTTGTAAGCGGGGTTTGCGCCCTGGGACATATATTCTGACCCGAAACTGCCCTTGTTATTCAAATATTTAACAAACACACTGATACCGTAAAGGACAATCAAAAGTGCGATGATTGCGCCGATACCATAGTCTTTCCAGATTCTTTGTAAAGAGATGCTCATTATATAAAATTAACGATAAAATATTTTTTGGAATACAGTTTAATTGAAATTATAAGTTATAAATTATAAGTTATAAATTATAAGTTATAAAATTTATAAAATTTATAAAATAAAAGAAAAAGCCCGTATTGCTAAATAAAATTATACATTAAGTTCTTCTTCTTCATCTTCTTCATCATCGGACATATTATCTAAATTACTATCCTCACTATCACTATCACTTTCATCAAAATCGTCGAGCATATAAGTTTTCTTAATGTTCTTGGCTTCTAAAAAAGCAACAACGGCTTCACGTTTCGCCTTTTTCGCTTTTCGTCGCGCTTCTTTATATATTTCGTAGTATACCTGATTGGGTTTTTTCAAGGTAATTGTTTCTAAACTATTCAATGTGGAATTAATATCAAACTCTTCAAGTCCGAAATTATTGGATTGTTCTTGTTTCGATTCGATTGATAATGGTTCTGCTGCCAATGACCCCACAGTTAATGATCCCTCCTCTTCCTCCACCAATTTTGTCATTTTTTGTTCGACCACTATTTCTGGTTCTGAAAATATTGCTACAGTTGAATTCAAAATGGATTCGCTTAATTGTTCTAAATGAGCAGTAGAATTGATTATTGTGGGGGATGACAGGGATGAATGTTCGGGTTCTAAATTTCCGAGATCATCATTGGTCATTGCTATTTTATCAATATTTACAGAATTTCCTCCTAAAGATTTGATCAAACAATTCTCGAAAATCTTGTCGGTATTCAACACCATAACTTGCTTAAGTTCCATATCAATCTGGAAATTTCGGCTAGTAAATTTAATCCCTTGAACTTCGACAATTGAAATAATAGTTGTATCCGAATTAACCTCATCTATGGTAAGGGGTGTTTCGCCTTCACTATATATTTTAATGTGTGGATTATTGGTAATATAATTCATTTTCACGTTGACACGAACAAGATAATATTTCCCGGATTTGTATACACGTAAAGGAGACGTGAATGCGGTTTCAATATCATCGGTTTCCAATTTATTTTGAAACCATGATTCGCTTTTTTCAAATATTAGTTTTTGGCACGTAGATTCAAGATTTTCGATCCAATGTATAAATTCTTCGTCGTTATTATTGAACATGAGATCAACAAACATTTTTTTCCCATTTTTAATAAATCCTTGTTTAGTTAAACATCGTGGGGTTTCAATGTAAAGAGGTTTATTTTGTTGTGCGATTTTAGTAAAATAAGCACCTCCTTGAATTCCGGTAGGTTGTGCTAAAGATAATTGAGCAAAATTAAATGTTTTATTAGGCTCATAAATATTATTATTTTGCGATTGTTGTTGTTGTTGTTGTTGTTCCTGCAGCATTATTATTATTATTAATTATTATGCAGAAAAAATGTAAAAAATAAACACGCACGTAAAACCTAGGTATTTATGTTTATGTGGTATACTATGAGTATGAAAGAAACCATAGTTAGACAATGTTTAGATGTATTGAAACGAGATGATATTAAATATCATTTACGTGTATTATTTGCACCGATAGTTGAATTAATGGTGATTGAAATGAATCCATATATTTATGTTGCATTGGTTTTAATATTTTTGATTTTTATGTTACTTTTAGCAATATTATCGTTATTAATATTAATTATGCGTAATAAAAATTTAATTATAGCAAAATAATATTTTCGTAGGATATATATAATGGACTCCGGATCAATAACAACGCCATCAACAACGCCATCAACAACGCCATCACCAACAATGCTACCAACAACGCCATCACCAACAATGCTACCAACAACGCCATCAACAATGCTACCACCAACAACAGGCGGTCGCAGCCGAAGAAGAAGAAGTAGTAAAAGAAGAGGAATGAGAGGAGGAACCAGTGGATGGCAATCGGTATTCGGTGCCGTCGGAGGAGGCAATCAACAATGGAATAATGTATTCGGTGAATCTGCGCCTGCAGGAAACGGAAATTTGTTAACCCATGCAAATGGTTCACCACAAATGTCTGTCGCATCTACCGCAGCAGCAGCAGGGAAAGGACCATTTTCCATGACAGGCGGAAGACGCGGAAGAAGTCGTAGACATAAGCATAGTAAGATATGCAGACATAAGCGTGGCGGGACATGGGGAGGGATGATTGGGCAAGCACTCGTTCCGTTTGGTCTTTTAGCGACTCAGCGCGCGACTGCAAGACGATCTGGGCGTTTGCATACCAAAAAGAATCGATCTCGCCGAAGACGCTAGATCAAATAAACCAGCTCACAGACAAAAGATCTTATCAAAAACAAAATATATTATTTATTTCTCAGTAAATAATATAACCAATGGCAAAGAAAACGTTTCAACCATCTTCTAAATCTAGTACCGCCTTATATGGATCTGGTCCACACAAGTTTATTATGTCGGCAATAACTATCATTTTGATATATTGCATTTATAATTATCTACGTGGTTTAGAAAATTGTGATTGTGTAAACCAACAATTAGTTGACCGAATTAAAAACATTGAATTATTTTTATTGGTGGTTATGACTTTAGGGCTTGTTGTAAGTGTATATTATGGTAACACTGCTGTCGGACAATTAACTGGATTCTTTATAGCTAATCCCGCAATGATGTATATAGTAGGTCTCTATATGTTATTTATTATTGGTATTGAATCCTATTTGGTTTATGAAGTATACAATTTAAGAAAAACGTTACCAAAAAATTGTGAGTGTGCGGATAAATGGCAATTGAATTTATTGTATGGTCAATGTGTATGGTATGCAATTGTTATCGCAATGTTTATGTTTTCATTATTGGCGGCGATAATGATGCATATGATATAAATCAAACAAAATGTTGTAAAAACGTTTTAACACCTGGCGCATATTTCATTTTAGGCATGGGATTCTTAACTGTATTATGATTTGCATGAATATTCAAATCACGTGGTCGGCGTGAATTGGTATCATCTGTTGGCATTAATACTTTTCGTTTAATATATGTTTCTTCAGATTGATTTATATAATGCGCTATATATGCGGGTACATAATTAAATCCAATATCGCATTCATTAAACGTCCCTACTGGCATAATTTTATTAGTTATAGTAATATTTCGATATGGATTTTTAATATGAAAAAAATGCGGATTGGTTACATTAACAACTTGAGCTGGGCGCACAAATGATTTCACATGTTTATTTAATTTTTCATCTGATTGTGTATAATTTTCCATAATTAAACCAGTAGGTTCTTTAACATGATTATTTGTGCCGAACAATAACCAATTTATTGCTAAAGAATCAGCGTAGCTATATACATTTAACATTTGTTTAACACTGTAAAATGCATTCAACATTAAAAATTCATCGGCATCTAAATATAAAAACCAATCGGCGCGCATAGATTCGGATATTTTAGCCGCCCGTTTCATTAATGGTAATTTCACGGGATTTTCCCAATTACATCGTTCAACAATTACACGTCTATCAAAATTAATAAATTCGCGATGTAATGGAATATCGGATTTATGATCAAAAATATAAATTAAATCAAATCCAATTAATAAATGATGTGCTGCCCATTCTTTCATATTTTTTTCGTTTCGCGCATTCGTGAATAATATGACTCGTTTTGTATTTTTTCTGGTAATATCGGTTAATACGGCAGGGTCATTTAGTTTAGACATAGGCGAACGACGTATTCCTTTTCCCAGAACCATAATTGACATTGACATTAGTTACATACTACCCATAAATAATATTTATATTTTTTACTAATAATAATACTAATAATAATATTATTTTTTTTACACATTATAATATAATATAATAAATGAATTCAAAAATAATTTTCGATCAACAACTTCAACAGTGGTTAGCATTAGACGATCAATTAAAAGTATTGAATGAAAAGGTATATGAATTACGTGAAAAAAAACAACAATTATGTGATAATTTAACAAAATACGCAACAACGAATAATTTAATGAATGTACCAATCCAAATTGGTGATGGAAAATTGAAATTTGCATCTACCAGGGTATCAAATCAATTAACATTTAAATATGTCGGAAAATCGTTAGGAAATATTATTAAAAATGAAACACAAGTTACTCAAATAATTGAATATTTAAAAACTAATAGAGATAGTAAAATGGTACCCGAAATTAAACGATTTCCGTCGAAATAATTTTATAGTATATGAAAAATAAAATATAAAATAAAAATATTATATAATATAAATGGATCCTAATAATATGGTAATGTATCAAAAAGGGGGAGATATTTATAGTGGTGGATTTAAAGTTAATTCCCCGTTTTTAAAAGAAGGAAATCCATTAATGCAATCCCCATATCAAGTTGGTGGCGGTGTTGGGGTTACATCGCAGTTTGCAATTCCGGCAGGGCTTTATGGTGGCAGCAGTAATGACATTATAAATAAATCGCAGCAATATGGCGGTAAAGTAGAAGTTGTCGATGAAGATATTTATGAAAAGTTATTGAGATTAGTCGAACTAAAAAATAATAGTAATAGTAAAAAACAAACAAAAAAACGTAAATTAAAAGATGACTCAATGGAATCAAATCCCGTCAAAAAAATAAAACAAATGAATCATAAAACCCGAAAAAATATTAACCCGGTTAAAACGGACTAAATCCGCTACTCCACGTCTCAGAATTAAATGGTGAAACTAATATATTACCGATTTGTGTTTGCCAATAAGCCACTCGTTTTTCCATTGCTAAATCTTTTTTGGTTACTGGATACGGACTATTTGTTTCCATCAATTCTTCTTCTTCTTGTGTCATGTCGGGTTTATGACCGTAACAATTTACCCCAAATTTCACATGCGGGTTGGCAATATATCCACCATTAATTCCTGGTCGACCGCAATCATTTTCATGTCCTTCAACTTGTTGTAAATTATTATATGTTTTTTTTTGAGTAGGGAATAATGCTAATTGATTATCAGACCATCCATAATTACACCATTCGGCGCCCTTTCCATATGCATCCTCGATTTCATTATAAGATGCAAGCCGCGCGCCGTAGGCGCTACATAATGTTTTCGCATCTTCGTAACCATATGTATTTCCGGGAATATTGAATACTTGATTTACCCGCGTTATTTCTGGGATAGGTTCAGAATTCGCTTGTTGGGTTTGATCGATAGTAATATTAATTTGTGGTTCGCCGCTAAATAGATTTTGAATAGATGTGATTAAATTTATCCCAAAAAAATATTGCAATCCATTAAATAGTAGTAATACAATTAACATACCGATAACAATGACCATGATTATTTTAGTACTACCGCTACTACTACCACTACTACTATTACCACTACTACTATTACCACTATTATCACCGAAAATCCCTGAACTTATACCCGAATTAGCACCGCTATTATCTCCAAAAATTCCCGAATCTGTGTCTGCGCCATCTTTAGACTTTCCTAAAGTAAAAAATACAATAATATATATGACAACAACAACAACTAAAATAATAATGACGCTCGGATTCATCAGAAAATTATTAATATAATTATACATATTTTGACTATCTGGAACAGACGTCGGTATAGTTGAATTATTTGGGTCAGGATTCATTATTGTTTTTTCGAATAATATAATTATGAATATTTATATATTATATTATTATATAATATTTACAAATAAGATCACATAATCATAAAACAATCGATTTTTTTCGATAGAAAAAACAGTATGCTTTTTGACTAATCAAGTGATTTAAATCAACAACCTCTTTAACAAATGTATCATTAAAATCGTACCATTTACCATTTGCGTTTTTTATAAAAGCACTATAATGTCCTCCATTAACTCCTCCATTATGATTACAAATGCCGTATAAATCATAAACGTAATTTTCTTTTTTATATCCCACTACATATTTTGATAAATCGAAATTTTCTAAAGGAAATGAAACTAAAATCTGATTTTTTCTATTTTGAGCATTGAATCGCTTTAAATCTATAACCAAAATGGTCGGCAAACTCCAATACGATATTTTTTTCTGAACACTTTGTTTTTGCTGTGTTTTTTCATTGTACCAGGCATTTTCTCCATCCAATATTTCACCCGCTACATATAAATCAAAGCAGTCCGATAAACTAGGACTTTTATTTTCTGGTGGAGGGATTGGTAAATTTATCATAAAATAGGGTTCCGGTGTAGTACTTAACACTTCACCTGTCTCCAATGAAATTATTTGTGAAACATGTATACCATAAAACATATTCCAAATTTCAGAATATTCTTTACTGTACATATTTTTAATCATATTAAAACATTGTATTGCCATATCATCAACATTATTTACAGAATTTCCGCTTATACTCATATTTACTTCTCTGGCTAAACTTGTATGAAAACAATCAATAATAAATAATAAAAATTCCGGTAAATCATTTTGCGCATATCCCGTAAAAATATCAATCTTTTTAAGTTGTGCTAATTTTTGAATTGTTCCTATAAATTTTCCAGGAGACACGATACAATTTTCACTCCACATTATGGTACGAAGATTATCCCATTCAAGCAATAATACGGATTCAACTTTACGGTTTAATCTTTTTTTATATGTTTGCAAATTTAAAAAATTATTCAATTCGTAGGTATGTGATAATATTTGAATACATGAATTTGCAAAACACGTATTCCCCAAATTTGCCAGACCAGTTAAACCCTTATCTCGATATTTATCATGGCTCATTATTGCTTTATTTTATTGATATGTAATGAATTATTTTAATATATATTTATACGCACAATACATTTAAACACGTTTATATATATATATATAATATCAATGTCTCAAGATCAACGATATTTACTTGATTATTATTTGAATTTGTATAATCAAACAATTCGTCAAATTGATTTATTGCATCTATCTCTCGATTCAATTAGATATAATATGGATACTATTAGTGGATTGACTACTCCCGCACAACGTCGCGGGCACAGACATAGACACCATCAGCAACAAAATCGTTCAAGAAATAGTCATATCCATACTCCATTACAAACTTCTTCTGGTACAAACGCGTATTTTGAATATTATATTCCGCGGTCATCAGATCCCGATGTTACCAGTCTAATGAATTTATTTCAATCTTTAGGCGCTACAACTACACCTACTACCCCCATTACGGTTCCAAGTGCAAATATTTCGAATTCTGTATTGAGTCTTATTCCCACAGTTACGCGAACTATAACGTATTCCGACATAAATAATCCATTAAATACACAATGTCCGATATACTTGAACAATTTTATTCCGTCGTCAGAAGTTGTGCAAATATTAGGATGTGGACATATTTTTACGTCTGCGGGCATAACCACGTGGTTTCGAACAAACCCAAAATGTCCTGTATGCAGATATGATGTAAGATTGTACGGAACATTATCTGATACTAATACTCGACCTACTGCTGGATCCGCTACTGTACCAGCTCGATCTACATTTCCACATTCAAATACATTACAGTAAATCAACTAGCTGTAGTCGAATTTTTTTTTTAAATTTTGATTCATTATTGAATATATATAATTTAAATTGCCGCTTTTCATAATTGTTTAATTCCTCGCGCACTGTAACACGCGACGTCATTTTCAATTCTGGTAAATAAACAACAAATTGAAATAATCCGTCATTGCGAATAATCTTATCAAATGCGTACCCGCTATAAATCTTATCAATTATAGTATCATTATCTACGCCGGCGTAAACATATTGTAATAATGAACAATCATTCTGTACTTTACGTATAGATCTCATTGTCGTATTAATATAATCTAGATCGGCGATCCATTTATCATAAAATCGGGCAGAATTTTCAGATAATTCTATCATCCCGTTATTTTGTTGAAATTTAATAATATTCAATAAATCCACCAATCGTCGAATCGGTGAAGTAATATGAACATATGCATCCATTTCCAATACATCATGAGAAATTGATTGATTTTCTGCGAGTGTTGCTGCATCTACATATTGCCCTGCCGTACTATTCCATATTTTAATGAATTTACAAACATCTTCCGGTAAATCGATTATGTCAAGGGTATTAGTAGCTATGGAATCTGCAACCACCGTCGTCCTAAAAATCCCATTACGTGAACGCAATAATTCTTTCGCACTATTAAAATTCATCAAAATCATTAAATAACAAACCACATCATGACTATTTCGCACATTATTTATATATTTATATCGTGTCGATAATCGTTGGGTAATATCCAATAATAATAAATAATCCGGATTTTTTAATAATGCGTGTTCCTCATAACAATAATTTTTAGTTACCCGGATTTTACAATTTGAATACTTAATATCTTCAATAGTCATTTTATTTGTATCAATAGATAAATCCATAACAAATGCTAATCTTGTATGATTTGCTTGCAAACTGCACAAACAATCCGACAAAATAGTAGGTAACATTGGACGTTTTCTATCTGGTAAATAAATAGTTGAAATACGACGCGAAAAAGAATCCCATAAATTAAGAACATCGAGCCAAATAGTTACATTTGAAATATAAATACTTAGTTGAATTATATGTGACAAATTAGGCGGTTGATGAATACTAAATGCATCATCAAAATCAACGCTTTTTAACGGATCGATTGTGAAAATGCGTAGGGCAGTCCTATCTTCAATATTCGGATATTTTATACTAATATTGTCAATAAATTCATCATGTCCCATTGTTTTTAATGCGGCATGTGTATCTTTATTGAATGTTTGGATTGATGCGTTTAGACTTTTACAATATAGTTGATATTCATAAAAATTATCTAAAATATCAACGGGACCAATTAATTGTGAAATAATACCAATGGGATGTTTTCCGGTCCATTCGATATAATTAAATGTAATGTATTGATTCGTCAACACTTTTGAAAATCCGAGATTTTTCAGTTCATATGGAATAAGAAATGCAGGAATCCGCATATCATCCGGAACACATTTATATAATAATTTTTTATTGGGTTTATATCGCCCATACGTTTTATTATCTTTTAATATAATGACACCTGGAATAGAAACACTTGTCCGTACAGTTGAATGGATGATTTGTACTGCACCCACATCAGATAATGTAAACGTATCATTGGTGAACAATTTATATTCTGCTGGATTAATTAACGGCAAATCTACAGAGGTAAAATTAATAGTATTATGATATTTCCAATTGGTATAATCGCGATCATTAATATGTACTTTATATATTGCCATATTTCAGTGGTTATGTATTATTATATAATAATATCTTTATGTTATATTATTATACTGTTTATACGCCGGGATCAGTTACCACAGGATCAGTTACCACAGGATCAGTTACCACAGGATCAGTTACCACAGGATCAGTTACCACAGGATCAGGTGCCACAGGATCAGGTGCCACAGGATCAGGTGCCACAGGATCAGGTGCCATAGTAAATCCAAGTTGCGCGGCAACATAACTGGTAATATACTCGTCATCTGATGCCCATGCCTTATAGGCCTCGCCCGCAATAGTAACCATTTGAACGTTCAATAAATTGTTATTTATGTCGTATGTATTTACCGCAACAATACAACTGTCAAATAAAATAACTTGCTGGACACGGATCGAAAATCCACATACTTGCTGGGTTGTAACGTGTTGATACGGTTGGATGGATGAAATGGTTTGATTCATTTATATTATATAATATATCAAATATAAAAATTTTCCCTAAATTTTCAATGACATAATATTACAAATCTGAAATAAGTGTTGTATTATCGATCATATCTACTTCTTTTTTTTCTCCACCGTGTTCTTCTTTTTGTGGAGAACGATACATTTGCGTAGATTCTTCTAAATTATCATTATTAACTATGTTAGTATTAGCGTCAATACCAGAACCATCAGACTCCCCAGTATCATTATCTTTCTCTCCCGAATCTGATTTAGAATATTTATTGACTTTATTTAATTCCCGAATATCGTGTTTCTTTGTTACATTTCTAACGACGTTTTGGATTTGAATGGCGTACATTGCAATTTGAGGTGATATGGCAATATTATTCATATATGTTCGATACCTAAAACATGAAGCACTTGAATCTTTTCCAAATTTAACACTATACCACCAATAAGCGGGGATATATATAATTTTTCCAGGAGTTAATGTAATGTCTAAACATTTCATTTTATCAAAATCCGCACTATATTGAGGTTGAATCGACCATGGGTTCAACGGCGATCTAAATTCAAAATTCTCATAATCATATACCGGATATAAATATTTACTACTGTGCGGAGGAGCCAATTTTATATGTATTGTGCCTTGAGTCGATAATATATAATTACGATAATTCAATTCATAATGAAATGGCGTACATGTATTCTCCGATCCCATAATAATATCATAATTAAAATTGGAGAGCATATACGGTCTTAAAAACTCATCGTTATACTGTAATTTTTTCACAAGTCCAGTTTCCTGTAAAAAATCCGCATTGTGCTCACTGAAATATGTTCCAGTTTTATCTTCATTAAATAATTTCTCGGCGGCATACATCGGCAATGGCATATAAATCTCGCTATTATAATCTGTTTCCTTCACATTACGAATATTTATTTCAAATGCTTTATAATTATTTAAAATATATGCTTTATTAGTTGTTTGTATAATACGATCATCTTCGAGATCAAATACAATAGGCTGCCGTAAATCCGCAATTTCTTCCAATTTATCTTTTGATGCTTGTTCTATTTCAAATATTTCTAAATCATTGCTCGTTTTAAGATGAAATTGGATGTGTAAATAAATAAATAGAACAACACAAAAAACAAAAAAAGCAATAATTATTTGCATTTTTGTTATGATATGATTTATAATATGACTTTATACTAATACTAATAGAAAATCATACAAATTTTTCGGGGTTTGTACTCACTTGCCCAACCCACCTATATTATTCTTGGATTTTAGGTGCAATGAAAAATAAAACGTAACTATCATTTCCTAAATTATATTTAATTTTCATAGGATAATTTGCACTAATCGCGAAATCAATTTCAGTTGATAATTTATGTGTGATACACATTTTCTGGATATATTGTAAACTAAATGATAAGTCAATAATATCCCCTTCTGAAATCGCATACTCTGTCAAATCGTCAATCGGAATATTTACAGTCATTTCTCCTCCAACTCCATCTGCACCCAATACAATTTGTTCTTCCGAACATTTTATATTTATTGTATCTCCAAAATGTAATAATTGTCCCATGATTTCATTAATTTTCTTCGCATTGATCGAAAATTCGGCTTCATATTCAGTATCAGGGACAGATAAAATATCAGAATCTAAATCTGCTAAAGGAATTTTGAAATATTTATTAAAATCGGTTTTTGTTGATGCATTAATAATTAAATCAATATTCACTGTATCCGGTTCTTGAGAACCATCATAATGTATCATTATGGTATGATTATCTTGACACATTGATAAAACATTATGGATAATATGGGTATCGACACAAATAGTGGTGATTTCACCTATTTTTTTTTCGTATGTTGAAAACCACGATGCAAGTATTCGAATATCGAATAAACAAATATGCGATTTGTCCATTCCCTGAATATACATATCCGATTCATTGAACATAATATTTATTATATTGGAACAGTTCTTCAATAAACCAAATAGAGAGATAAATTGATCTTTTTTTGTTTTTTCGGTAATGGTAAATTTCATTTGATTCTTCTCTCTTTTATGTTTCTCTGTGTAATTTATTATGATAATTAGGTTTACGCCCTTGAATATTTATAATGGGACAACTTTAAGTTGTTTCAAAAAATAATTCAAAGTGTAAAATCAATAGTAGGAGTTTCACCTACGACGATTACATAAATTTATCCAGTTTATGTTTCAATTGATCAAACTTTTCCATAAGTTTTGAAATGTATGCACATTTATCAAATGCAATATAATATTTACACTGTTTATCAGATAAATCAACTATAATATTATATTCATCATCCAACATTTCCTGCGAAACAATATCACTATAAATCAAAACATCGTCTATTAATGATATACTATGCAATGTAATTGCTCGTTCCAATTCATTAAATATCATCCCGTCAACACCATCGTCGCTTTTTATAACGGCGATTATTTTATGATCGGGATAATCATCTTTACATCGTTGTATTTGTTTCAAATGACCGGAACATAACATATCATAATCATGTACAACATACATTTTTTTTATTTTATTATTATTATTATTATTATTATTATTATTATTATTATTATTATTATTAGACAAGTCATAAACTTTCATTTTAGTCAAAATATCCACTAAATAATTCCTATTTTCATTACGAGATAATGCCGTATTATGAGTATATTGATAAAGTCGCAACAATAAATTACTCGTAGATATTCCTTCAGTAACTTTATAGGTTATATAACAATCCGACGGAACATTAATTCCATTCTCGTTATTTTTAGTGATGATTGTTTCATCGCCATGTAAATATTTGGAACACTTATACGATTGAACGGTTTGTAAAGTTACTATATATGGCACCGCGCCAACAAAGCGATCAATATATTTACATTTCGACAACATATAACATCGATCAGTAAAATCAAATAGCGGTATATTTTTATGTGCGCTCATTTCTTTATTATCATGTGTTCCTAAAACAAGTGTATCACATACTGTTTTTGATTGAAAAATAGCATTTACATGTCCATAATGATAACCATCAAAACAACCATCAATGAAATATTGTTTTTTTTCAGGCAAGTGTTGCATTATATATTATAATCCAATAAAAATATAATATTCATATAATATAAATCTCATAAAATACGAAATAAATATGGCAAAATCAACGTTATCCGAACCAAATACTAAATCATATTATCTCATTTATGCCCCGATTTTTGAAAAGATTGAATCATATGTTCCACGACAAATAACTCCGAATATGATTAGTTGTACCAGTTTTATATTATTAACTGCTCTATTTTTAACAAAATCATATTATAACCCCTATATTTTTTCAGCGTGTTTATTTGTTTATTGGATATTAGATAATATTGATGGAATCCATGCTAGAAATACAAAACAAACATCGACACTCGGAGAAATATTAGATCATTGTGGAGATGCTTATTATACTATAATAATATTGTACATGTTTTTCAATTTATTTCAAATAAAAATAGATAAATGGTTAATTGTTCTCATCGCATTATGCATTAATCTCAAACATTTACTATCATTTTACACCAATGAACTATCCTTGAAAATCGTCTATTTACCCAAATTAGGTATTGAATTCGGCGTCGATGATGTATTATTAGTCGCCGTATTTTTACCCTTTTTGAAATTTTTCGTTAATTTCAAAGAGCGCATACAATCGGTAATGTATGCACTGTATGCACCGTACCTAATACTTGGCCTAGTAAGTATTCAAAATATTATGATGTTAATAAAATTACCCAAATTAAATAAAATGTATTTATTGGGCACATTATTATTGCCCATACTCTACTATTTTATTATTAAATGGCCGATACTTATTGGCATGATACAATCGTTATATGTACTTTTCCTTATTTTACAAAGAACCGCAAAGTAGCAAATCTAAGCAACCATTTTTATCTTCTTTTGGGTATTTTTATCTATAAAACAAGATAGTGTATTGAATAATTGAGAGAAAATGAACGGCGCGTTGTAAATATAACACTTATCCAATTTATTAGGGAATGCGGATTTCAATGTCTCAGAAATAGATTGAATGCATGTATAATATTTATCAATATCGCTCAATGTCAATGATTTCATATTGATATGAAATGAAAAATCGGGATACGTCGATAAAACCTCCTGAATAACATCAACTATATATTTAATAAGTATTTCATATGTTTCTGGAAAAGCAGACATTTTAAAATATTTATAGTCAAGAATAATATCATTTTTATTTATGTTGAAACATAGATGATGCATCATATCAGGAAGAGATAAATTGATTTGAAGTTTTGGTTTTTGAAAAAGACATGTATTTTTTTGGGTAATAACTGATTTTGAAAAATAAGCGGTTATATTTGAATTTTGATTTTCATGTTGATTATCTGATAACAATTGAACTTCCATCGTAATTTATTATTTATATATTGTATTATTTTTGTTTATTTATTTTAGCGAAATTTTTTTAGTCGTATATTATATAATATGGCTAAAATAAAAACTAGAAAGCGTACCATCACATCAAATAAAAAAACAAAGAAAAATGAATCTAAAATTAGTGATTTAGAAATTAATAAATGTAATGATTTTTGTAGTACTTCTTATTTACAAAAATATCGTACACAATTCCGTAAAACATTCAAAACAAATCCATATTTAATTAAACCAAAAACCGATGCGGAAATTGATGAATTGTTGAAAAATGTAAACATGCGCGATAAAATAAATCTATGTAAAAAAAACTTTTGTACGCCAAATTGTAAAGGGATTCTTAACAATAAAAAAGCGCGATTTGTATGCCCTTCATGTGAAAAAAAATTCCCAAAAATAAAAAAAGAGGGGGCTATTAATTATTGTAGTTATGACATAAATATATAATTTATTCTTCTGATAATTCTTCGACCACTATTTCTTCTTTTAATGCACTACCCGAAGATAATTCGGACTGGATGTATTCTTTCAAATTCAACTCATTGCTACCATCATCGCCAGATAAGCCGCTCACATTCATCATACCCATTCCTCCACCAACAAATCCACCTCTACCACCATTTCTACCACCACTAAGCATTTGCATCAAATTCATCATTTGAGTATTATGATCAGAAGCATCCTCCGAACAAATATTTATTCTACCGTCGTCATTATCATCGTCGCCATTATCAACTTCTTGCTTATCCGTAAAAATAATATCGGATAACTTTTGATTTGTTTCCATAGTAAAACTCTGCAACTTCAACAATAAATCCTTAATCTGTGCAATTTCGGCCTGCAACGTCTCCACATTTTCATTAATTTGTGTGACACGATTATCTTGCAATTGTACTGGTACTGTAGTAGGAACGGGTACAGTAGCAGCAGTAACGGATACAGCCTTTTGCATTACTTTAACCGCTAATTGTTTATGCCCCGTTTCTAATTGATCTAATCTAGCAACGATGCTACTAAACACGGCTTCATCCACAACTCGCATATTATCTGGTAAATCGCCTCCACCTCCACTCCCACCTCCACCCCCACCTCCTCCAGAATAATCACCGGTCGGCAAATCTGTTTGTAAATGCTGGACAATAGTTTCAACTCTCCCCAATCGCAAGGTAATCAGACCAATTGCATCAGGTAATGTCATTTTTGTTTGTTGCTGTTGCATTTGTTGAGGTTGGTATTGCTGTTGTCTTGTTCCTTGTACTTGTTGTCCTTGTTGTTGTCCTTGTCCGGGCCTACCCGGTTGTTGCATTTGTACTGGTTGGCCGGGGGGATCGCCCGCTCTTCGATTTCTTGCCGCTGCATTTGATCTTGCACTACTCATTATATTAATATATTAAATGACATTGTTTTTAACTGATTTTACGCATAAAATAATATATTACAATAAAAATAAAAAACAAATCGGTAAAGTTTATTTCTGTTCATAATTTATATAAAAATATAAATTATGGAAAGTTTGGAAGAAACATCGAAAAATTTATCATCGAAAATGGGATTCTTTAAGCATGTGTTTAGTTTCGACGATGATTCTAAATCCGAAATGTTAAATATAATCCAATATTCAGTGATCGCACTTATCCCCGTGGTTCTTTTGAATAAAGCTATGCAAAAATATGTTCCAGAAGCCGAAGAGGAGAAAGGAGGTGTTGAACTTTTAGCAGAAATACTTATCCAAGTTGTTGTTATGTTTATTGGAATATTAATTATTAATCGTATCATCACTTATATTCCAACATATAGCGGTATTAAATATCCCGATTTTAGTGTTACCTACATTATTTTAGCCGTTTTGACAATTACATTAAGTCTTCAAACTAAATTGGGTGAAAAGGTCAGTATTTTATGTGATCGTATTGCCGAATTATGGGATGGTAGGTCGGATAAAAAGAAGAAGAATAGTAAGAGTCAGGGGAGGGGGAATGTTAAGGTATCTCAACCCATTTCCGGTCAAGGGCAAAGCCAATCCCCTGAATCGGCATATAATCAATCACTTGGTATGAGTCAAAGCACTCCAATTAGTTCATTGCCCACCCAAGAACAACAACAAATGCCGGATTATAATTCCATGTACCAGAACACTAGCACCCCGCTAGTAAATGCATCGACGCCGGGAGGGATGGAAGGAATGATGAATGGTGGTGAAATTATGGCGGCGAATGAAGCTTTAGGGGGTAGCGCGTTTGGATCAAATTTTTAGTTATTTGTTTCCAAACAAATAAAATAAAATAAATAGGCTTCAACAGGATTGTTCTCCGATTGACCACGAATTCCATAAATGTAACGGCAATAAACAAAAACATACTTTTGGTGATACAGAAATGATCGAATATAGAATATAATCAACACACATAAAAACATCTCACCCCCTAATATATGGACGTCGAAAAGTTAGCCCAGGCACTTGACAATGAAGAAAATGAACATTTATGTAATTTGACAACGAAAATAATCACACAAATAAAATTGGATATTTTAAATGAATTGGAATTGACTAAAGAAACAATTTTAGATTATATGAAAAAACTCAAATTATATAAATATATTGATGAATTAAATGAATTAAAATATGGTGCATTTATTCGATGGATTCCATTAATTGATCCGGCGAATTTATATTTAACTGGTGGCGGAATGATTTGTGATATTAAAATCACAGATACCGGAATATCGTTGATATGTAAAAATTTCGCGAATAAACATTATCAAATTAAATTCGATGAATGTCATATCTTTCAAAAATTATCAGGACAAGAACAGATTATTTTAAAAGCACTTGATCATTTAGCGAAATAAAATGGTTAAAAATAAACTAGCTAAAAAATAGGTCAAAATACTTAACAAAAAAAAATATAGTGATATATTAGCACTAATAACAAAAATAATGAATAAAATTGTAGTATTTGATATGGATGAAACATTAGGTTATTTTGTTGAATTCGGAATGTTCTGGGATGCATTACTCAAATACCAGCCCACATACAAATTAGAACAACCCGATTTCAATAAAATATTGGATTTATATCCCGAATTTATTAGACCTAATATTTTATCCATATTAAATTATTTAAAACATAAAAAGGTAGCAAAAGAATGCAGTAAAGTTATGATTTATACAAATAATCAAGGTCCGCGACAATGGGTCAATTATTTAAAAGATTATTTCGAAACTAAAATCAAATATAAATTATTCGATCAAATTATTGGAGCATTTAAAGTAAATGGAAAACGGGTAGAAATGTGCCGAACAACTTATGAAAAAACTCTCCCCGATTTTATCAAGTGCACCAATATCCCTGAAAATACACAAATATGTTTTTTGGATGATTTGTACCATCCTAAAATGGTGTATGATAATGTATATTATATAAAAGTTAATCCATACGTCCACGATTTGTCGATTGATGTAATGTTGCAACGATTTATAAATAGCGCGATTGGATCAATGATAATACAAAAAGATAAAGATACCCTTGCTCATTTTATACAATTCATGAAATCATATATTGCTAATTATAATTTCGTACACTCTGTAAAAATTAAGGGAGAATACGAATTCGATAAAATCATGACTAAAAAAACAATGATTCATTTACAAATATTTTTTAATAAACGATCAATAAATAAAAATCGACCCATTAGATCCATCACAAAAAATAATAGAAATAAAAATAATAACAATAAAAATAAAAATGCAATAGGAAAAACAAAAACCCGAAAAAATAAATAATTATAATTATATATACGATTTCAAAAATTCCTTTATTCGAGCCAAATATCGACTAAGTATTTGATTTAGTGCACTGGTAGTAAATAAAAATAACCCGGAACTAAATGCGATTTTTCGATCTAAACTATTGAATTTAATGGTTCTGAATGGATTGAATCGCCATAATAAAAATAAACTGATATATATTTTCACATAATAATCCAAATCGGCTAGATATTGAGGAGAATTTGCAGATAACCCTAAAGCAAAAGTCCCATATAAAATATATGATATGACAATAATAATGTCGAATGTGAATTCTTGGATTTCATGAATATCTTTTTGTAGTTCAGACATTAGATTATTGATTATTATAATATTATTAGAATATAATAATATTATTGTAGATTAAATAATGTCATCGATACAACAACAACAACCACAATATGAATGTTCTTCACAAATCGAAAATTCAATAAATAAACGAATCTATGACAGAAATCTTCCATCTCACGTCTTACAACCCTATTTAAATGTTCGTCCGGTAATGACAAAATATTCATTGTTACCGATTGTAGACGCCCGAAAACAGATAAATGTCCCCATGGAACAATTACCATATTATTCACCACATCAAACATTTAATCCTGGAAATACAATGTCGCCGTGGTCAGGGTACGCATCAAACGTAAACACGGAATCTGTATTACGAAATCAAATATACGCATTACAAAAATGCAGTCAAGCAGTATATGTTCCGAGTAGTAATAGCGATTTATATAAGTTTGGATTTAAATCAACTGGGCAGGGGCAACAACAGCCGTTCCCGGAATTATTTACACATGAAAAATTCAATCAATTCAACCCAAACCCGGAAAATTTAGGCAATGATCGATTTTATAATTGTACTCGCCAACAAGTCAAGAATTTAACGGATACCCAGTTTTCCGGTTGCTAATTAGCGCGCTCATAATTTACCTAATTTATAATTATATACTATATATTTATAAATAAATAAAAAATAACAAAAAATAAACAAAAATATACGCAAATGGATGAAAACAATGAAAACAATTTATTATCAGAAATCAATTTAGAATTTTTAATAAATAAATCTAAATCCAAATCTAAATTAGATTTCAACAATGCAAATAATAATATAAATAAAAATAAAAAGGATACTAAATTTTATCGAAAACGAATCTACGAATTAACAAAACAATTACTAAATAATAATAGCGACGAACCCCCTCAAAATTATCCAACCGATATAAAAAAATCGTTTCAACAATATGTAAAAACCTGTATCGAATACTTTAAAGTATTGGATACAACGGATATACTTCAAGAAAATTACGCGGATCTTTTGGACGACACATATAAAATGAGTCCAATAAACCCGCCAGATGATATGGCAATGTTACGCCAAATTAAAATAACAGAACCGAATTCACTTGAGAAAATAGTTACGGTAAAACGTACATGCCCGCCAACAAAAATATATATTCCAATTCAACAAGATATTAATCTAAAAGATCCTGCATTAAAGAATAAAGGGATTCGTAAAAAGAAAAATATCATTAATAATTATGACGGCGCCGATAAAAAAAATGAGAATGATGAAAAAAACAAAAACGAAAACAAAAACGAAAACAAAAACAAAAACGAAAAAAAATAAACCAATAAAAACAAAAAAGGGACGAATTCCGTCAACAATTAAACAACAAATGAAACAATATAATGAAAATAAAAGTTTAAGATGCAGCCCTAAACCAGATAATAAAAACAAAAGTTTTAGTTGTTTAGAAGATGATGCGATATATAAATTACGAGATTTATGGAATGCACGACATCGTGATGCACAAATTAATACAAATGATTCGCATGAAATCTGGGAAAAATTAAATTTTTATATGGGAAAAACATGCAATAAAGAATCATGTTGGTTAAAACAAAAATTCGTTGATGGAAAAATGGATGATGAATTGACCGATTCTTTTGCGCCGGAAATTCCTAAAGAATGGAAAAAGAAACCGAATGATTGGTTATCGAGTTTAGACATATTAAATGTAATGAATCAATACGAAAAAGCATATAAATGTTTTGAATTTATGGGACCATCACCTATAGATTTTGATACACATAAATTACACGGGGATTGTGTATGGGAAGAATTGTGTCATTTTAGTTTAGATAATGAAATTAATGAAGGTAAATTCAAGATAGGAGTTGTATTTAATATGGATACTCACGATAAACCCGGATCACATTGGACATCGATGTTTATAAACATTAAAAAGGGTACCATTTTTTATTTTGATAGTGCAGGAAATCGTATTCCCAAAAAAATTAAAGCGCTTGTTGATCGAATAATTTCACAAGGAAATGCACGAAATCCAAAAATAAATTTCAAGTTTGATCAGAATTATCCCGTTGAACATCAATACGGCGATTCTACATGCGGCATTTATGCTTTATATTTTATCGCACATTTATTAGAGGATAGACATGTTGAAGATTATTTTAAAACACATATTTTAACAGATGAATATATTGATCAATTTCGAACCATTTATTTCAATAAAACATTGTAAACAAACAATAGGTAAACAAACAAAAGTATATAAATATTTTCCAATAATAATTATATACTAAAAATATTATCCATGTCATCTGAATTTGCGACAAAAGAAAATGTAGAAACATTATGGGAAGTTATTGTAGATACTATACAAACAAATCCAAATAATTTGGGACATGTTCGAAATTCTTTTAATGACCAACTTCGTCTTTTTTATGAAAGAGAGAAAATTAATATTTCACAGATCGATTTATTTCAAATAAATAAACAATTCATTTCTATATTTATACAACAACAGCAACAACAGCAACAACAGAAACAACAACAACCACAGCAACAACAGCAACAACAGCAACAACAACAACCACAGCAAAAATATACGGCTGAAGCAATACAAACAGATAGAAGAAGTGCATTTGATAAGGATTTAAATGCAAGACGATCGGAATTTGACCGGTCGTTAGTCCCTCCTCCTCCCGAATCCCCAAAATTTAATGATCCAATGGATAAACCTATTAATGGAATGGCCGAATTGGTTGCAAAAGCATTAGCCGAACGGAATTATGATACCGTTAAAAATATAGAAAGACCGACATCTACTAATTCATTAACTAATCCACTAACCAATCAAATAAAATATATTAAAATTGGAGGTGAAATTAATACCAATAATGATGTTATTATATTGCCGCAACAGCAACAGCAACAGCAACAGCAACAGCAACAGCAACAGCAACAACAACAGCAACAGCAACAACAACAGCAACAACAAATAAAAAAATCATTATCGTGGTCATCAGATCTTAATAATAATAATAATAATAGTATATTTTCAAAATTGAAATTTAAACAAGAAAAAGAAAAAGAAAAAGAAAATGGAGAAAAAGAAGAAGAAATAACATTAGATTCGTTAAATACTAAACTTGATGAATTGACGCGTCAAAATAGACAAATAATACAACTATTACAAAACCTATAATCGATGTACAACCTGTTCCCCCCGTTCATTTGTTTTAATAGTAGCGACTAATACAGGGTCAACCCCCGCGGTTTCTAAAGCACGTTTATAACTATCCAAATCATATAAATAAATTTCTTTTAGTTCCGGCATTTTACGCGACATGTATGTAATTCCTCGCAATGTAACCTCTTTTCCTTTCCACGATATTTTTTCTTTATTTAATGCCGCGCCACGATCTTCGGTATCCTTTTTATAATCAGGTTTATACGAAAATGCGTTTGGCGACGGATTTCCAAATTGGAGACAATGTAATTGTTCTTTTGCACCGGCTCTAGAATACAGTGCACAATCAATCGACGATTCTTTAATCGCCTTTGTCAATTTACTGCTTAATTCTTCTTTAATATTAGAAATTTCAAATAAAGCCTCGTCGCTTGTAAGAGGAATATATTCCATTTTATCGGAATCCGCGCGAATCTTATATTTCCGTTTACTTAAATCTTTTTGTTTTAATTCAATCGACGCATCACTTTTAACTTGTTCGGGCGTAAACGTCATTAAATAAACAAATACTTCTACTGTCTGCAACGATTCCGGCAATTCTTTATGACTACATATTCTTCGCGCACGACCAACAACTTGATCTATTCTAGCAGGATGCCAATAAGGTTCCATGATATGAACATATCTAGTATTTCGCAAATTAATACCTTCTGATCCAGAAGCAGTAATCATAAAAACTTTAATAATATCGCCCATATTATTATTGTATGCAATTTCCCGTAATTCACCAGAAAACGCAGGCGTCAACGAAGTCCAATCGCCATTATAAATATTACGCATCATTTCCTTCTCTTCTTTTGATTCTGTGCCCGTATATAATGCATATGTCGGTTTTCCGCGATTTTCTTCACTAATATCCAACTCCCATTGCCCGCTAATATCCTTTTTAATTTTAAATCGAGTGAATCCATTTTGATTTAATATCAATGTAAACATACCAATCCCTTCCAATGTTCGAAATTGGCTGTATACTAAATGAAGACCAACATGTTCCGGATTCTGGATATTTTCCAACATTTGTAAATATTTTGGACTATATGTAACTAATCCTTCCGGGCTTAAATATTCGGCAGCATGTTCTTCCACATATTGTATCGCCGTCTGCATTCTTCTTATATACGTTGAATCGCCAATTTTATCTATAATCTGATCTCCTTCTAAATCAAACACATCTTCTACTATAACCCCCTCTACCCCTGATACTCCATCTGGTCCCTCTACAAATTTATCATGTTCTTTTTGAGCCATTGCATACATTTCATCTAATCCATTTACCCCGCTTCCACTGCCACCGCCACCACCACCACCACCGCCATCACCCTCACTCAACAATGAGGCGGCAACCACCTTTTCAATGGGGAGCGGGCGTCCAGGCGGTTTTGGCATAACAAAATTACAAAACAGACGCGAAAAAATGCGATAAGTAGATGATGGATCTTTATAAATCCCATTTTCATCGACCTTCCCTTTTTTCGTTTTTGAATCCTTTTCCAATTTCCGTTCGGCTTTTCGCGCATCTTCATAAATAGTAAACTGATAATCGCTCATCGGGATTTTAAGCACATGGTAATCCGTTAATTTATCATATTGTGGTAACAATGATTCTTGTGCGCTTTTATAATACGAGGTTAATCCCATGATGCGTTTTTTCAACATCATTTCATTTTTAAGTTCACCTGACCCACTATCAATAAACATATTTGTAAAATCTTCCAATTTATCGGGTAATGCGGTATACGGATAAATAATGGGGGCGCCGATAAGTTCAATTTCATTATTTCGTAATATTCGAATAACATTGCGTTCAAATGATTCATCGCTAATAATTGTTTCAGATACAGAAACCCCGTGATATTTTTCGTTTACATCTTTAGTTCTTTTAATATTATTTTCAAACCCGAATGGATTACGGGTAATTTTCAATTTTTTAGTTGACGATGAATATTCTAAATAATCCATCGAGTTTTCACGAAGGAACATTTCTCTCAGACTTTCTTCATTTACAGGTTTAGTTGTTTTAATATCTAATGTATACTCCCATTGTTTAATATATCCTCGCAGAATATTGAATAAAATACCCACTTCATTCGGATAATTGATAATGGGTGTTCCGGTCAATAACACAATGCGGGCATTTTGAGCACTCATTAAATCTTGGTATAAATTCATAGCCAATGAATAAGGTCGACGTTCTATTTTTCCGGTTTTTGGATCAATTGGAAGTATCTTTTCTTTCCCGATTTTATTAACAATTCTACTAATTAAATTATGTGCTTCATCAATAATAACAACCGCATTATCAAATACATTTGTTTCATAATTATTCGTCATTTCTGCCCATTTAGTTCGCCGCAATCCATTATAATTGATAAATTTATATTTACTTTCAATCATTTCATTAATTTGATCATCTAATGACGTTTTTTCGGCAGGACTTAGAACGGGATACGGTTCGGGTTTTCTCACATTAACTAACCATGCTCCACCGCGTCTAGTGATATAATCAACAGATAAATTCAGAATACTAGATAAAGTATCTACAGTTTCAGGATGTTCTTCAATATCAATCCATTCCCAATATTGATTTGTTTTATATAATGCATCGCCGCATTTTTTCAATTCGGAAATATAATTGGCGCGCAATGAAGCGGGAGTCATGACAATGATTTTCTTGCTACCTTTCATGCCTTCGGCTAACGCGATGGAAGTACATGTCTTGCCTGCACCCAGACCAAAATATAGAAGTAATCCACGGTAAGGCGTATATAAATTCATATAATCTCGGACAACTAATTGATGAATTAATAATGAAAACTTTTTAGCTTCATTGCCGATATTATCACATGTAATTTGACTTGTATCATCTAAAATCTGGGACCGGTATGGTTCAAATAGCGCATTTACAGCATTAATAAATATTTCTCGATTATTCATATAATAACTCGCCACCTTATACTGTACCTTTGCTTCTTTTACAGGAAGACGGGTAATAATATTTGTTTCACCGTCTACATTTACCCATTCTTCGGATGGCAATATTGAAATTCCTTTTGTTATTTTTGTCCTTTTTTTAACGACTTTTTTAATTTCACCTTCACCTTCCCCCTCAAGTAGTACAAGTTTTTTTCGAGGAAGTTTTTTAACAATCGCCGTTTTTATTTTTTCGACCACTTCTCTTTGTCCCATTTCTTCTCTTTGTCCCATTTCTTCTCTTTGTCCCATTTCTTCTCTTTGTCCCATTTTCTCCATTTCCTCATTTCTTGGAGAAACCATCTTGTTCTTAGTCACGCGTTTCATTCGTGTATTTTCCATTCTTCTGGCTAATTCAGCCAAATCATTTGCACCAAATTCTTTCGCCCCTTGTTCATCTATAATTGTTGTGGCGAGCAGAACAGGAATAGGTTTTGTTGGAACAGGAATAACTATATTAATTTTCTGTTCTTCTTCTACAATTGGTTTAATTCGTAATTTTTCTCTTAATCCGCTCATTACGATTAGGCTATAATATAAATAAATATAAATATTATTTATTTATATCTTTAGATATTTATTTGTAAATAGATTATACGCCCGCACCAGAAAATTCCATAATCTTTTTCAATGCACATTCACACGCCGTTTGTTCAGCCTTTCGTTTAATTTTATGTTGCCCTTCTCCTAAAAACACGAATATTTTGCCGGTTTTTTCAATATATTCATGTATGAATTGAAACGTTTTGATATTATTGATATGCAATGCAGTGTCAAATGATAAATTATGAATAGTCTGCCCGATACATAAATATACACCCATTTTATATCCAGTTTCTAAATCATACGCCATCTCTAAATAATGAGGCGTTACCTTAAACTCTTTCTGAATTTTAACTTGTAGAATATTTTTATAATTATCATCATTTTGAATTAATGCGATCCAATCAATATGTTTCTCAAAAATATTCTCAACAAATTTCTGCGCCATCTGAAATCCAGGCCCCGTCACAAATACATCAGAAAACCAACCATCTTCATCCTTCACCGAAATTTTATTAAAATCTAAAAAAAGGGCACCTAAAAATGATTCAAATAAACACCCCAATTTTTTCAAATTGGTACGTATCTTTTTCTCCTCGGCGTGTTTAGATAAAATTAACCATTTATGAAGATGCATTTCCAACGCGATTTTCCCAATGGCTTCATTCTTAACAATCGCGATTTTCTTTTCTGTCATAAACCCTTCGTTTTCTTTAGGAAACCGGCGATATAAATAATATTTGGTGATTAATTCAAGAACCCCATCACCTACAAACTCAAGACGTTCATTTGATTTTGTTTTCAATGTTAAGCAATCATCTGGACGAGGAACAATAGTTATATTTTGCAATACATTTTCAATATTAGGACGTTTTGTATATGATTTATGTACAAATGCGCGTTTATATAAATTAATATTATTAATGCGGGCAGGAACACCATATTTAGTAAGAATAGATTGAACATCGTTCAATGTAATCTCCATATTTAACGGATTATATGGATTAAATGTGAACCCATCTTCATCTCTAATAATATCATCATCTTTCAATAAATTTTTCATGGTCACAGACGCATTTGAATCGTTGTTATTGTTATCATTATCATTTTCAATATCGTCATACATTTTTATTATAACTATAAATAGGATTTTGTATTTATATTGATTTGCAATATATTATTGTGTTTAGTAAAATAAAAATAAAAATAAATAAATAAAATAATATTAGGAGTATATATAAAATGACGGGAATGACTTATCACTTTGGAAAAGCTGGCCGAATGGTCGATTCATTAACAAATAGAGGATGCACTTCTGGAGGTAGTTGCGGTGGTAACAAAAAGGCGGGCATTGTTGTATTCGGCACGACATGGAAACGTGGAAATATGGGAAATTATTTGATCCGTGCTCCTCAGACAACACCGTCATTGCAACAATTCTTATTGTTGAATACTAAGAACCCGGTCCAGTACAGAAGAGGCAGTTATTACGCAACACATTCAGGTCAATTGGGTTAGAAAAACCATACCCAAACCAAACAAAAAACAAAATAAATATAATATAGTAAAATGACTTAATAAGATTATTGTATCTTATTACATCATCCTAAAAACAAACTATCCAAATATAATGAGTATTAAAATAGATGTTAGAGAACACGAGTTAATTAAAACGTGCAAATATTATTTAGAAATAAGTCCAGCATATAAAGATATTAAATTTACTACAGAAGCGCTGCCGATTGGTGATATTATTATTTCCGGTAACAGCGATTATACTGGTAAAGATACCGACAATAATTCAGTTATTATTGAACGTAAAAGTCTGCGAGATTTATCGGCAAGTATTAAAGATGGACGGTATGAAGAACAATCGTACCGGTTAAATGGGTCGCCGTACCATAATCACAATATTATTTATTTAATTGAAGGTGATATGAATAGAATCAATGTATTCAAAGATAAATTGGACAAAACCACTCTTTATTCTGCAATGGTATCACTCAATTATTTCAAAGGATTTTCGGTAATGCGAAGTTTATCGATTGACGAAACTGCGATTATTATATGTAACATGGCATATAAACTCAGAAAAGGACGATTAGAAAATAAAATGGCGCATTATAGCAATCATAAAGAAAAAGAAGAAAAGCAAGAACAAGAAAAGCAAGAACAAGAAAAGCAAGAACAAGAAAAGCAAGAACACGAAAAGCAAGAACAAGAAAAGCAAGAACAAGAAAAGCAAGAACAATCAAAAGAAGAAAAGCAAGAACAATCAAAAGAAAAACAAGAAAAGCAAGAACAAGAAACAGATTTAGAGAAGGATTTAGAGAAGGATTATTGTTTTGTCGTGAAAAAGGTTAAAAAGGACAATATTACCCCGAATAATATAGGAGAAATCTTACTTTCTCAGATTCCTGGGATAAGTTCAATATCCGCCATTGCAATTATGGCAAAATTTAAAACGTTGCCAAATTTAATTGTACAGCTTAAAGAAAACGAATCGTGTTTACAAAATATTACGTATATAAATTCAAAAAATCAAACCCGTAAAATAAATAAAACTATTGTTACCAATATCATTAAATTTTTGAAATTGTAAATTATTTTATTATTTTATTGTATAGACAACTCCAATAAAATAATATGAACGAAGATTTATTAAAAGTAATTGGACTAGTGGTAGTTACGGCATTTATTATTTTTATGATAGTAAAATCATTAAAACTCCAAAAAAATGTTTTAGAAGGATTAACAAATAATTCGGGTGGGTCGTCTGTTTCAGGGATCGCGGGAGCCGCAGCAAATTACGCAGCAGCAATTCAAGCGCAATCTGTTCAAATACAAGATGCTCTATTAATATCTAAATATAGATCGGATTATGAAACGGTTATTATAAATATGGATACGTATTTGAATTTATTAATTATGCAAGGATTTTTAAATTTAAATACTAATTCATCTACCGCGTCGGCCAATTTAGATGCAATTAATAGTATCAATTCACTTTATTCTGTAAAACAAGCATTAAATGGATCAATGAAATTTATCGATGGGCTAGTGTAGTGTAGTGGACTAATGTAGTTCGGTTATTTTAGGGAATATAAATATTCACTTCATTTCCCTTATAATATCCAGAATCAACTAAATTTTGCGTATAATCCGCCCCTCCCCAATTATCATACATAGGATTAGCGCTATATAATAAATTTTCTTGGGTTTGATCCATTAGATCTAATGGCGTTGTTTTTCCTACATAATACGTTGACTCGTCACGAGAAGGCACCGAATTTATATTATATGGTTTATCGTCATGAGACGCATCAACTAATAAGGACGGAGTCGGATGTAAATAATCTTCGGTTTGATTAAGGGTGGGGTTTACGTTGACCGGATTATTGGCCAATGTCCCCGCTGGCGGTAACCCGCCCTGCAAATCATTTATGCTAGGTCTTACTTTATATACCGGATTTCCTTGTGCGTCATATGAATATTGTAGATATAATACAGGACATCGAATTCCTTGACTATGTTGCCAATCTATAAATTCAACATAATCTTCTAAATTAGCAAATTCAATTGGATTAACTCCAGGAACCTTTGCTATCTTTGAATTATACAAATAATAATTAATACCCTTTTGTACTAAAATATTAGGACATCTTGGTTCATCCATATTTGTTAATCCATCACGCGATCCGTATTTTGTATAAAAATATAATCCGGATAAAAATACAACAACTAATAAAATAATCAATAAAATATTCATATATTATATATTGGGATATTTTATTGTTCTGATAATTTATTTTGTAAAAATATATAAATGCCGGTAAACATTTATATTATTCGAGGAGGACCCAATAAAGAAGAAGAAGAGGATATAGGTGAAGATGATAAGGACGATGACGACGAGACAAAAATCCAGAATGTAAATGATCATATTGACAAGGGACATCATGCATACATATTTGTTTTTATGGATGGATGTGGACCATGTGATAGTACCAAACCCAATTGGCGTAAATTTGCCAAAGATTATAAATCGGAAAACGCAAATACCGAGAAAAATATTATGATTGTTCGTATCAATAAAGATTTATTTGGAAACCTCAAGGGGGCAGGGGGAGAACCAGGCGGGTTTCCAACCTTGCGTCATATTTCAAATAAAAATAGTAGTGAATATGAGAAACAAATGGGCGATAAAGCAGATAGATCGTCAGAATCATTTAATAATTGGGTAAATGGTCAAAGTGGAGGTAAACGAAGAAAATCAAAAAAAAGAAAAAGAAAAACAAAAAAAACAAAAAAAAACAAAAAGAAGAAAACATTAATTATGCAATTACCGTCTGCGTTCCCTGGTGGTAAGAAACTCATGTAAATCTTATAAACTTTAACGAGTCTATAAATTAGAATATCTTATACTTTCATGGAGAATTTATAAGGATTTACAAGGATTTTTGGAACGGATTTTCCTCGGTATTACAAAATGTAAAATGGTCTAAACAAAATTTTCTTTAGAATATCCGATAATTGCGCACGCAATACGTTTTCCCGCATTTCCCGTTTTCAAACTTCCTTCATCACCCCCCATTCCACAATCATCGGCATCTGCATGAATAATAAGACCACGCCCAATAATATTCGCCTTTGATCCACGTAACTTGATATGATTATCAGTCATCGAATAATGAGCACATCCATTACTATCCGTCTGCAAATTACCTAGATCGCCACAATGTCGTTCTTTTGCGCCGGGACACCCATGAGTTTTCCCATACGGATTAAAATGCGCACACATACTATCGCATTTATTCGTTAAATCGCCGGATTCATGGACATGAAATCCATGTAAGAAATTTTTTTTCAATCCGACAAGATCAATGTCGATAATGATACAATTATTTTTCAAATCTTCACTGAACCGAACAATCCCCTTAATTTTCTTATCATCGAATACAGCAATAGCTTTTATGGATGTCGTGGTAGTCATAATAATAATAATAATACTATTATAAAACAATATATTTATTTGTAGTATTGAATACAATACAAATAAATACAAATAAACAAAAACGAAACAAAACAAACAAATAAAATTGAAATAAAAAATAGCATAAACCTATTTGTATAATAACATATATGGCAAACAAAATGGACAGAGCATTTAGATTACTCGATTTCAACATTTATAATACAAAACCCGAGAAGATATTAGATAGTAGCGATGAAGAAAATGACGAAAATAAAAAGGACAGCAATCAATTCACGATTCAAATGTTTGGAATTAATGAAACAGGGGAACAATGTTCTATTATAGTCAACGATTTCAATCCATTCTTTTATGTGAAAGTGGACGATGATTGGACAATATATACAAAAACGTCATTTGTGGATTATATTAAAAAACGAATCGGATATTATTATGCCGCGTCGATTGGTGAATGTAAACTTATCAAACGAAAAAAATTGTATGGATTCGATGGCGGAAAAGAATATAAATTCGTATTATTCACATTCAATAATATGCAAGCATTAAATCAAGCTAAAAATCTATGGTATGAAGAAATTGGAGAAAATAAGGGGGATAGTAGAGATCGAAAATTATTACAGGAAGGATTTATGTATAAGGGAACATCGACCAAATTGTATGAAGCAAATATTCCACCGTTACTACGATTCTTCCACATTAAAGATATTAGTCCAAGTGGTTGGATCGCATTACCTAATTCTAAAACAACGGTTATTAAAGGTAAATCGAAAAAAACGACATGTTGTCATGAATTCGAGATAAGCCATAAACATATTATCCCGTTAAATGAAAATGAAAAACGCGTCCCCTATAAAATATGCAGTTTTGATATTGAGGCAAGTAGTAGTCACGGCGATTTCCCGGTACCCGTAAAATCATATAAAAAATTAACAACCAATATTATTGAATATTTCGATAATATGGATTTGGATCGTGATACATGTCCTGGTTTATTAAAAAAATGTATTTTGGCCGCATTTGGATATGGTTCAATGATAGAAATTGATTTAATTTACCCGAAATTGAAACAAATCCCAAAATCGAAAGAATCGGTAGAAAAAATGATTGATCTCGCATTATCCAAAAATCTCGATGTATTGAAATTTCCGCAAAAATATGTGAATGAAATGGACGATAAAGAGGAAGATGATGAGGGTGGAGGAGATAAGGATACTCATTTAGAAAAGTATTACAATAATCAATCCGCTAGTACGACATCAACAACAATAACAACAAAAAATAAAAATATAATAGATATTTTATGCAATTCGAAAATTAGTCGAGATATTAAATCGAATAAATTAAATCTATTCTTCGTACATATTGGTTCACCATTCCCAGAATTAGAAGGGGATAAAGTGACTTTTATCGGATCCACGTTTATGACATTTGGACAACCTGAACCATATTTAAATCATTGTCTAGTACTAAATAGTTGTGCGCCTGTCCCAGGTGAAAATATGCAAATTGAAACGTGTGCAACTGAACGCGACCTTTTATTATCATGGCGACAATTAATCCAAAAAGAAAATCCAGATATTATTATTGGGTACAATATATTTGGGTTTGATTACAAATTCATGTTTTATCGCGCCAAAGAAAATGAATGCACCGAAGAATTCTTGAAATTATCTAAAAATAAAGACGAGATTTGTGGAAATATTGATCGGAAAACACAAGAATATGTGATTGAAGAAAGTAAAGTTAAAGTGGCGAGCGGAGAACATGAATTACAATATATTAAAATGACCGGTCGAGTTCAAATCGATTTATACAATTTCTTCAGAAAAGAAGAAAATCTAGCATCGTATAAATTGGATTCGGTAGCAGGTCATTTTATTGGCGATTATATTAAAAAAATCGATATTGATGAACAACAAAATCAAAGTTTAATTCAAAGTACGAATTTAATGGGATTATTGCCCGGTAGTTATATTCACATTGAAGAAATTGGACATACTACCGATTATTATAGCGGTGGCGATAAATTCATTGTCGACACTGTAAACAAAGGTGATAAAACATTTACAGTCAAAGGAAAAATACGACCAGATATGACTAAAAAAGTGCGTTGGTGTTTAGCGAAAGACGATGTGACCCCGAAAGATATTTTTAGAATGACTAATGGTTCGGCAGAGGATCGGGCAGTTATCGCGAAATATTGTATTCAGGATTGCAATTTGGTACATTATTTATTGAATAAAGTCGATGTTATTACCGGATTCATTGAAATGTCGAAATTATGTAGTGTTCCAATAAGTTTTCTGGTTTTAAGAGGCCAAGGGATTAAATTAACGAGTTATGTTGCGAAAAAATGTCGTGAAAAACGGACATTGATGCCATGCATCGAAAAACTGGATTGCGACGATGGATTTGAAGGCGCTATTGTACTTGAACCTAAATGCGATTTATATTTAGATAATCCAGTGGCTTGTGTAGATTATGCATCACTGTATCCGTCATCAATGATGAGTGAAAATATTTCACATGATAGTAAAGTATGGACAAAAGAATACGATTTATTGGGAGAATTAATTGATATAACGGGTGAACGAACCGAGTTGGGTAATTTTATATACGATAATTTGCCGGGATATGAATATGTAGATATTACATATGACACATTTAAATATGTTCGAAAAAGCCCAAGTGCCGCCGCCGAAAAAATCAAATCCGGATATAAAATATGTAGATTCGTTCAACATCCCGTTGGTACTCGTGCTATTATGCCATCTATTCTAGAAGAATTGTTAGTGGCGCGGAAAACAACCCGTAAATTAATCCCGTTGGAAAAAGATGAATTTATGAAAAATGTCTTGGACAAACGCCAATTAGCATATAAATTAACCGCTAATTCATTATACGGACAATGTGGTGCAAGAACAAGTACATTCTACGAAAAGGATATTGCTGCGGCGACTACTGCGACCGGACGATTACTGTTGACGTATGCGAAAAAGATTATTGAAGAAACATATGGAAATAAAATATGCGACACTGCGAATTATGGACAAGTAGTAACTAAGGCGGAATATGTTTATGGAGATACGGATAGTGTATTCTTTACGTTCAATCTGCAGACACTCGGCGGAGAAAATATCCGCGGTAAAAAGGCGTTGGAGATTACTATTGAATTAGCACAACAAGCGGGTCATTTAGCATCAAGTTTTCTGAAATCTCCACACGATTTAGAATATGAGAAAACATTTATGCCGTTCTGTTTATTATCGAAAAAGAGGTATGTAGGCATGTTGTATGAAACCGATCCAAATAAAGGAAAACGTAAAGAAATGGGAATTGTTTTAAAACGTAGAGATAATGCGCCGATTGTTAAAGATATTTATGGCGGAATTATTGATATTTTGATGAAACAACAAGATATTGGACAAGCCGTTGAATTTCTGAAGAATTGTTTAAAAGATATAGTTGATGAAAAATGTCCTATTGAGAAATTAATTATTACTAAATCTTTAAGATCAGGATATAAAAACCCTAAACAAATTGCACATAAAGTATTAGCCGATCGTATTATGGCGCGCGATCCGGGGAATAAACCCAGTTCAGGAGATAGAATTCCATTTGTGTATATAAATTCAACTAATAAAAAGGCACTACAGGGTGAAAAAATAGAAACACCGATATTTATAAAAGAAAATAAATTGAAAATTGATTACTCGTTTTATATAACAAACCAAATTATGAAACCAGTTCAACAGGTATTTGCACTAGTTCTTGAAAAAATGTGGATCATGAATAAAAAAGCATCAAGAATTCGAAAATTTCAATTAGAAGTTGAGTCGTTGTCAAAATCCATTACAGACAATAATAAATTATTGGATAAAATAGATGATTTGAAAAATAAAGAGGTAAAAATATTGTTATTCGATGAGTTTTTACGAGAAACCAATAACCAGAAAAATAAAAATCAACCATTAACCAAATATTTTAGTTCAGTTTAGACATTGATGAAGATTACATTTACATACGCGAATTCATGAGTTATAAAGATTAAATTATTTGTTTTATTTTTTATTCACCATATTAAGTATACAATAATGAGTACTGTAGGACCAACTATACCGACTGGCGCACAAGGCAAAACCGGACCGCAAGGCAAAACCGGACCGCAAGGCAATACAGGCGCGCAAGGCAATCAAGGCAAAACCGGACCGCAAGGCAATACAGGCGCGCAAGGCAATCAAGGCAAAACCGGACCGCAAGGCAATACAGGCGCGCAAGGCAATCAAGGCAAAACCGGACCGCAAGGCAATCAAGGCAATACAGGATCAACTGGCTTGCAGGGCAGTCAAGGGTCAACTGGCTTGCAGGGCAATCAGGGATCAACCGGCGTCGGTACTGTAGGTGCAACCGGATCAAACGGATCAACTGGCGCAGCAGGAACTAATGGTGGTGATGGTGCTACTGGCGCACAAGGATACCAGGGGTTTACCGGCTCTCAAGGAGCCATAGGAAATAACGGAAATGCCGGAAATAATGGAGCACCGGGTTCTACCGGCAATCAAGGTAGTACTGGCAATCAAGGTAGTACTGGCAATCAAGGTAGTACCGGCAATCAAGGAAATCAAGGTAGTACTGGCAATCAAGGAAATCAAGGTAGTGCCGGCAGCCAGGGCAATCAAGGTAGCACCGGCAGCCAGGGCAGTCAAGGGTCAACCGGATCAAACGGATCTACTGGCGCAGCAGGAAATAACGGTGTTGATGGTGCTACTGGTGCAGCAGGAAATAACGGTGTTGATGGTGCTACTGGCTCACAAGGAAATCAAGGAAATCAAGGTAGTACCGGCAATCAAGGT